ATACTGAGCCAAGTCATCTTCTTGGAAGATGTTGTCTCTAGAAGCAGGGTTTCTTGGAATATAGAAACAGTCAAGACCAAACATCTTGATAGACTCAATAACCAAGTCTTCTATAAGATCCTGCTCACCATGTACTCTATCTACAGAACCATAGTTGTTGAAATAAGAATTTGTAGCCACTCTATTATCCTATCATATCGACTGCGGGCAAAGAATAACTTGAAGCCATTTCTTCTTCAAGTCTTTGAATCTCTTCTCGTGCATCGCTTAAAATTTGTTCTCCATTGAACTGAACACCACCGGGCAATGTCATGCCATTGAACTTGGTGAGATTTGAACCCCACTGATACTTGATCTTAGCCGATGCATAGTTTTGTAGGAAACGGTCTTTCCAAACATCAGAACCATTTGACGTATCTACAGTTTTATATGCTTCAACAACAATATAGTTACCCAGTGAAAGTTGATCCCAATCTGTATCAATCTGAATCTTGTTTGTGTGTCTATTGAATCTTAGTTGCTGTTTACCAACCAACATCTCATCTAAAAGAGATAGATGAGCCATTGACATATAGTAATGAGTTATGTTATAATTAACTATGTCGTGTAAGTTATGAAGAATAAACTGATACTTTGCGTTAAACATACCAGTACCAGTAGATACTTCTGATTCCATTGGGAATAGATTAGAAACACCAATGTATGGGTCTTCAATAGTCTCGAAAGTAAGACCAGTTGTTGCTCCACCACCTACAACAGTTGTTTCAGTAGAACCATCTGTATTCTTTAACTGAAAAGTTCCACCACCAACTGAAGACGTAGATACTCTATAGTCACCAGTTGCTAGTGTTGCACCACCTGTTAACACACCAGATACTCTAACCAACTGACCAACTTCTGGAACATTTCCAGTTGTAGCAAACGAAGCACTTGTATCAGTTATCGTTATTGCACCAGTCATCTTCGTCTTAACACTTAGATCAATGTAGCGAGTTTCGTACAACCCTCTATATAAATCTGTTATTTGTCGTGCGCCATTAGCCCTATGCACACTTGTGAAAGTATCACTTGTAGCGAACTTACCTATAGTAAACTCACTTAGAGATGGTCTTTTGAAGAAAACTCTGTTGTTATCTACATCGACTGCAACTACAGTTGCTTTTGCTGTGGCTTCTTCAGCACCACCACTAGATGAAGATACTTCTTTGATGACATCACCTACTTTGAAGTCACCCTCTGAAAGTGTGCTAAATTCGATATAAGAGTTCAGTACTCTGGCTTTATAATATACTTTTTCTACACCATCGAAGTGATAATCATGATAATACGCTAACGCCTCATCAACTCTATCTGTCACTTGATCATCAGAAACATTGATATCGATTACTGGTTTACCCAGTTTTCTGAGACAATATTCTTTAAATTCGGCTTTAGTTGTTGGCTCTGCCATGTTCGATTCCTAAATTATGTTGGTATAATACTATTTATAAGCAATAGACTTGTGCTATTTCCAGATACAATGAGTATAAATATTTATAAATAAGTGATAACAGACTTCACTTAATTTCTATTGAAAAGGATAAAGGATTAAAAATGAGCATAACAATACCTAACGTATTCACTATACCTGCACTATCTGCTGATAGCGCCGTTCCAGTAAGCAGTGAGGGTCAAGTACATACATACGGATTTCCATATCAGGGTGGTAAAAGCACATTCGCATTCTATGGAACTTTTACCAACGTAACAAGTATTAAAATTCAAGCCGCATTTGATGGTGGTTCTGTAAATAACGGAAACGACACCCCTGACGCAAATCCCGATCTTAACTTCATTGATCTAACCAATTCGGATGGAAACGCCGAACTAATCACCGCAAGCAACAGATTATTAACTGTTGATATCGGTAAATGTATGTTGAGATTTCGTGTCGATGTGGGTGGCACAATGGCTGGCACAATTAATGTTGCAGTATCTTCTTAGGAGTCTAAATGGCTACAATACTAAAGGGTACTGTTTCAAGAGGAACAGTATCTAAAAGTTTCAGCAAGGTTTCAGAATTTGCTACTCAGGCTGTTGCAGATGCTACAGGCCCAGTATTTACTTCTGCAACATCTGGTCAAGTCTATTATAGAGTTGACGGAGTAGTAGGTCCAACTGTTTACACCGCTCAGGCAACTGATAGAAACGATATAACTTATAGTTTGGGTGGAACTAACGCAAGCGATTTTGTAATCAATTCTACTACCGGTGCAGTTAGTTTAAACACTAGTGGATCGCCGTCAGTAGCCACAGATAAAACATTCACTGTGACTGCAACAGACTCTGAAAATAACGCAACCACTACTAGCAACTTAACAATAAAAATCGTTGCTGATGTATACACTAAGTTCAACCCAGGTGGCACGGGCGACTTCAATTTAGCAATTAGCAAAATAGATATTAACGCACATAGAGGCACATCTACTGATGGATATCTTGGTGTTGGCTCTGATGACTTTAATATTAGATATCAATACTTTGGTGGGACACAAACCAATGGAGCCACTGTCGCCAAGACATTAGATATGGCTAGTGATGGTAAGGCTTATGGTAAACTAAAATTCGCTATTCGTGGTGGTGGTCAGGCGCCTAGAGTCACAAGACCAGATGAAAATGCTCCATATGACTTTACTACCGGTGATGAAATTGGTTTCGAACTGGTTAGATTCAGTAGAGCAAACGGCTCTTCTACCAATCACTACAACACAGAAACATTTAACATCGATGCAGATCATGCAGGCTTTGTGGTAAGTGCGGCAGGGCAATCTGATGAGCAAAGAATGTATCTCAGTGATTATAATGGTGCCGAGGGAACTGGAGTACGAGACTCTGTACGACTAAGACACTCTTCTGACACTTCTGGTATTGCCGATATACAATCAACAACTCCAACAGGAACAGAAGTTGTTGTTGCTGTTGGGAGTTCTAGCAATATGCCTACAGGGCTAAAAACATCAACTGAGTCTGATCTACTTGGTGAGCATAAGTTCGTAATCAATAATGGAGATGGTACAGTATCATTTGCAGACAGCCTAGCAGATGCTCAAGCAGGGGTTAAAGTACCTTTTGGTACTGATGTACCTAGTGGTATGAATAATATCATTCCACTAGGGTTGTATAAAATAACACACAGAGAGCCTTTCTATCTTGATGTTGTGGATGAAGGTCTTAGTTTCACAAACGCAACTGGTTTAACAGCTTCAAGCCCTGTTGTATATCAATCGGCTGTAGATAATACCACAGAATTTACATTTGCCACACAAAACAGCGTTAGTGCAGACTACACCCCAATCAATAGCACTGGATTTAATGGCGAGAATGTAGCCACCGCTAGTGTAGTTAACGACTTAACTGGTGCGGTTAACTTAGGAAATTCTATATTTGGTGACGGTACACTAACAGTAAGAGCAGATTCTTTCTCCGGTATAAGCAAGACTCAAATAGTACACTTTGTAGATTCGAGTGTTAGTATAACTTCTCCTCTTGGGCTTAGCTACATTTCTTCGGCTCAAAATTTTGTACCATACACATTTACTTGTACTTCCAACGGATCAAATTTTAGTATTAAAACTGGTAGTGTTACTGGTTTTGATGCGGCAGATGTATCAATAAATTCTTCTACTGGAGTAGTAACACTCGCTGGCGGAACAACAGGAGATGGCTCATTTATAGTGCAATTTGAAAACTCGGGTACTGGTACATTACAAGACTCGCCAACTATTAATCTATATGTAGATACAGCACGATCTCTAAAAAATTCATTTGAATATGCTAATATAAGACAAACAAGAGGTAGTGGTTTATCACTGACTCGTAATTGGGATGTCGTTGATATTAAATATACTGACGATATGGAAGAAACTGCTTTCTCAGATATACCTATTAGTGTTGCGTCTGTTCAAACTAATTCTGGTAATGCGGTTCTTGAGATGGCGTCAAATCACAATTTAACTGCCGGTGATAGAGTAAAAATTACAGACACCAGTGGAACTATTCCAAATGGTGAATATTTTATTAATGTAAATAGTGGCACTAGTTTTACTGCTCATGGGGCCGGATATGATGGTACTCATCCAAACACAGGTGTATCTATACAAAAAGCCACAAACAAATTCCATTTAATGGTAAAATCTAAAACTGTTTCGGGTAGTACTAACTTCCATAATGATCATGCGATTGGTTGGATTCAAGTACTCAATCCAGATGGAACATTGTATAGTACTTTCAGCCCTAATGGAGGCGTGTCAGGTGAGTTTTCTCCAGGTGGTTTTTGGAAAACCTCTACTGCCAACGATGCTACCTATACAGATAGTATGTCAGCTACAACCGCAAGAGATAACTCTACTACAAATGTCGCCGCAGGCACATCAAGTCACAGATGGCTTTTAGATCACTCTGGTACACCAAGTGGTAATACGGGTCCTGCTGATGGATTCACTAACACTACTGGAAGTAATTCTATCTATAACACTCAAGTGTTACCAGTAGGTGATCAAATGATACCACAATTAGATTCAAGTCTTGCAAAATACTTATATAGAGAATCTTCTTCTACAACAACCAATAGGGTCTCTTTCTTAAAAAGCGCCGCTACGACTTTCCCAAGCAATGGAATAATTAGAATGGGTGTCTTTGTTGCGGGTCAGACATTACCTACAGGTGACATCGAAGCACTTGCAGTAGCACTAGTAGAAGATTAAGGAGAACGATAATGTCTTTAAGTTTAGTACAAAACAAAGAAGAAATAATCTCTTGGTTGACTGAGGGTGAAAATATAGTCGTGTTTGATACGCATTATTCTGAAGAAGTAAAAGCGACTTTAACCATGCAAGCAGATTTAGTGCCAGATACTGAGAATGAAATTAAACAGACAAAACTAGAAGAAACATGGCATGACGAATTGCCAGAAGACAGAGAAAACGATGTCTCTACTGCAATATCTGTTTACAACACAAAGGGTAGTTATTGGATGGGCATCTGCTGTACGAGAATCAAATCGATAAATGGTGTATCCATAACATATTCTAATTGATATTATCGTGCAACTATAAATAGTATGATAACACATGAACCTAAGAGAATCGCATGGCTACTACTAGAAAATATTTAAAATTTGGTTTAAGAGCAGACAAAAATCTTGCTGACATGAGTGATCAGTCAGAGGGTCTTGGCAACCTTTTAAATAATCTAGATAGAGATGTCAGAGATGTTCATGGAAATCTTGTAGGATTTAGAGTAGATGATGTTGTTTCTTTACAACAACTCAGCCAAACAGATATTGCTAATACTGCACCCACTCCCGGGGCTATACCAGAAGCATGGACATGGTTAAGAGAAAACATTTCTTTTCAGACAGTAAATGGAAGAAACGTAAACATTCAGCCTCTTGTAACAATACAAGACGAAATAAACAAAGGAAAGATAGTGTTGGGCGATCCACCTTTTGTGAGTGGTGGAACAGGTCCAATAACAACATATATCCCATCAGCTAGATTTGCTCCATACATTCCAAACAGTGGCTTGGAAAATGAAAAAGTTGCGGCAAATAAAATTCGACAAGGAAATAGATACAGAATAGAAAGTCTTGGCTCGCCTGCAATATCAGACGGATTATGGAACAATGTATCTACCACAACTGACACTGGTTACACCGCAGGTGACATATTCACAGCATCAACCAATAGCACACACGAGTTTTCATTAGATAATATGTCCGATGGAACAGATGGTTCTATTCAGCTAGAAGTGGGTAATGGATTATTGGCGGGTATGCAAGTAAGATATCTGGAAACAGACTCTACATATTCCCCAAGCAACTTAACTCATAATACTGTATACTTTATTCATTCTGTAAATGCGGGCGGACAACAAGGATCAATAAAACTAACCCTACAAGTGGGTGGTAGTCCTATAGCATTTACTAAGCCAACTATTGAAGATGTCGATGATCCAAATCGAACAGTTAGAAGTGCTGATAATTTTAAACTGGTGTTAGAGGGATATGACAATGGGGAAATTAGAAATGTAACTATGCCATCAGGAAAATTCGCCACTGAAGCTGAAGGCTTAGACCCAGATGAATTAAACTCTACATTATTGTACACTAAAAAAGTAGACCCCACTGGGGCTATAGGTGATGATCTACAAAATGATGATGAGTTTTGGAGTGAAAGTGGGTTTTCGTTATCTACACCATTTTATCCAGTATTTCCAGATAACTTTGGTGGAGTTCAGTTTGAAGGATATCTAGAAGATGGATTTAATCCAACATTCGAAACAAATGGATTTCTTGTAGTGGAGCAAGACTTACAAGAAGATGGGACAGATAATAATTGGGAACTTATCAAAGGTGTTAATACTGATAGATTAAGACCAATATATCCAGTGTCTTGGGGAGTTGACCCAAATGATTCTAACAAAACAAGACTTACATTTGGTAGTAATGGAGAAGACATAAAGAGACTTGCAGTAGGTATGCTAGTTACAGTAAGGCCTGATGAACACGCTGCCGCACAAGCCGCAAGTGATGCCGATCCAAACGATCAAGCACTATTTAATGCAGTAAATGATGTTGGAAAGGTGTCTCGAACAATATCTTCTATAGATGTTGAAAACAACTTTATTACTGTACAAAAAATGCAATATATTGATAGTAGTGGTAATACACAAAACGCTACTGCAAGTTCATCTTTTGATCTTACCATTGAGTGGAGCATGGGTGGAAGCGACAGAATAAGTTTTCCGACAACAATATCTAAGCCAGTTGGTAGAAGACGAAGAGTAAGAATTACTTGTTGGTGGCCGCAAAGAAATCTGGGCAATAGAGATTTAGGGCAGTCAGATAAGGTATTTTCTGATATTTCTAGCAATAGAACCAATCTGAAAATAGGAAACTTTTATAAAGGTCAAAACAACCAAGATTTTAGTAATAAAAAATATAGTTTCCCATTCTATAGAGATAGAAGAGCAAGTGCAACACAGCAAGAATCTCAAAATCAAATTAAAGTTGAGTATACTGCAAGAAACATTTACGAGCCTGTTAGATACGCTAAAGATACTACAGACTACTATGACGCAACAACATATGGAGCCGAGGGTAGAATGGGGGTAATTCCTCTTGAGTTGGGTCCCAATGGTCTGATGAAATACTCTACGATAGGTAGCGATTTAGATAAGCCCTTTGAAGTAAAGCCTCCACATAATAATATTGCATTCATTGGTAATGTGGGTGATATAGTCATTACACATAATGATTCAACTGGAACATATCACGCATTTAAGATAACATTTAATGACTTAAATGAGGGAGCCTTCTTGGTTGATTCTAGTTACTCAACGGTCACTGGTATAGCAGAGGGCACAGTTCATAGAGTTTTACTTGTTAGAAATAAAGGTCTGCATGGAATATATTCTACTACACACGATGGTTCTGATCATACTTTGACTCAACTGTCTACAAGTGATGCATCATATTCTTATCATGTCAATCAAGTTAAAAAAGAAGATTTTATCTATAAAGTCGAGTATGATAATATAAGTTCTTTAAACGAACATTTATATTCTGGTCGAAACCGTACTTATGCACCCATGAACCAGATTGCATTTAAATTAGAAACTATTGATCACGAAGATACCCGCAATCCAAGTACAACTAGTGCGAACTTTACAGTTTCTGCACACCCTCAAGCAAGTGGGGGTGTATTCACAACATCACAGGCTCTTTCTACGAATAACGGCATAATATTAGCATATTCATCAAAGGGTCTAAACGATAGATCGGCTATAACAGAGTGTACAGATGTTTTTGGTCACGAAGTTTCAGCAACAGCATCCGCTCCAACTAATGTACTTACACTAAAAAGTGTAGAAGGTATAAGTGGTGGCGATATAGTTTATCTAGATGGAACTATTCCATATAGTGAAACTGATCCAACTATTGTTGGAGTTGTTAACGGTGGAGCAAAAACAATTACTCTTGTTAATCAGAATGGAAACGTGAATATAACTAAAGAAGCCCCTCCAGGTACAACCATAGTATTTGTGCCTGCAACAGCAGGTCCTGATAGTGATGGTTGGGCCAAGCAAAATAAAGAATATTGTGTGACTCCACTTAATACCGCTCCACCTTGGGCAGGTACAACTGAAGGTCTAGAGACAACAGATAGCAATCCAAGCATAGTTGCAAAGCAATTAAAATTTACTGATTTGACTTTCTTAGATGTCCCTACAAACCAAATTTCTGATCTTTCTGGAACGACACTAGCAAACGGATATTTTGATATAACTTATAACGACTAAGCAACAGTTAAAATTCTGTAAGTACCAACTCCATTATCATCTATACCACTGTGAGTAGACGCATTGTAACTTAGATTTGCTACTCCACCAGATACTGTAGGTGGCTGTATACCATTATCACCCTTAACCAGAATATAATAAGTCTCCCCATTAATGTTTATTGGTATGGTGTGCGTATAATCTGCAATAAGATCGTTTCCGTAGCTACCTTGAACTGTTTTAAATGCGCCCGAGTCAAAAGCATCTTGTGCAGTATTTGATAGTATTATTTTTGGTGAACCAAGAGCAAGTCCACCGCTACCTGCGGTAAGCGTACTACCATTGACTGCGGCTGTAAATACGCTACCTTCTTGAACTAAACCTTGAACTCCAAGCCCCGCCCAATCTCTTCCAACACCAACACTGGTAATTGTAAACTTCTCTCCTGCAACAATATCTGCAAAAGCAGTACTTGCTTTTCTTTGGAATATAAAGTTTTGCGACTGTGCTAAAAGAGACTCAGTTTTTAAAGCAGGGAAAGATAAACTTCCTATCGTATTTGCCGGTTGAGCCCCACCGCCTCCAACTTCAGACCAAGGATTGCTTGGATCAGTAAATGCACGAATTGCTCTGTCGTCAGCAGGGTTTAAAATATATAGACCGGGCGCTTCTAATGGTTTAACAAAACCATTGGTGCTTGGTATTGCGCCAAACGTCTTAGCTGTTGCCTCAAATTGTGCAAGTTTAACTTTACCATTACCAATGGTAGAAGTAGAAGAGTTTGCTTTGAAGTAACTACCAACTATGTATGTATTAGCTGTTGTATTCGCTATAGTATTCCATCTTAACTGTGTATCTACAACAAAAGTAAAGCTAGAATGAGTTCCAGTACCATTAGGCGATATTTCAATTATAGAGTTAGCAGATTCGGCAAGACCTAAAGTTATCTCGTCTCCATTTACCGCTTGAACATAATACACACCTTCATTGACAATACCAGAAATATTATTGTCGCCCGCTTCATTTTCGAAATACTGTACCTTATCATTGACGACAAGACCATGAGAAGCACCAAGATTTATTTCATGCGAATTCGAATCTATCTGACCAGTTGAAAATGTAAATATTCCGTCATTGTTAGGCCCAATATTAGCAACACCTAAACTTTCTATTCGGTAAATCTTTCCAGTAACAATATCCGCACTACCAGTAGTTAGTTCAGGTGAAGATGACAGAATAACATTCGAACCTACAGAATCCCATTGACTTTTAACTACATTCCCTAACTCTACAATTTCATATGGCTCACCTACAACCAATTGACCGAAAGGTGTGTTTCCGCCTATTGTTACTGTGTGTTGTGCATCTCCATTATTAACTATTCTAACAGTACCATCAAACCTAATACCAGACTCTGTGCCTTCATTAGAAAAATCGTCTGGTAAATATGTAAGAATTGTTTTTGACTTTTTAGCAGGTAAACTACTTAGATTTTGCTGAACTACTGATGCTCTATCAAAAGGCTCGTTAAGCACTTCTTCATCTAGGGTGCTACCAGTAGTCGCTGTTCTTTCTACATACAAATTCTTTAGATTGTCTGTCGTAACTTCATCATTTCTAGTGATGGTCATGCTACTAACATCACTCATATCAAGTAATTGTTGTGTTGTAATATTTTCTAACTGAAAGCGTCTATCGCCATCACTATTCACAACTTTATGACTATAACTTACTCCTTTATTGAGGGATACGATAGTACCCTCAGTGAAAGCAACTTTAGCTTTACTGACATTGGTAAACGCTGTCCATCCCTCACCATCAACGAAAACTGAAGTGAAGTCTTCTCTACCGATAACCTCTAATGCGGCTCCACCTGCACCAGACTCTCCTGCACCAGAAGCAATTGCAGTAAATATATCTCCAACATCAGCACTAGATAAATCTGAGCCACCCACAGCTACCCAGTTGCGAGGGTTTAAAGTGTCACCAATATTAGTTATTCTATATCGCTTGCCGGGTACAAATGAACCATAGAATATTGGAGTGTCGTCAGTAAAATTTGGATTATTTATAAGCGCAGATTTAAACTGAGTGTTACCTATGAATAGCTGTATGTCTCTACTTATTCCTGTGCCACCAAGATTATCAAGTGCGTTTCTATCTGAAACAACTGATGAACTTTCTTGTAAATTTAGATTTGTTACAAAACCTTGTGCCATTATACTTTACCATCCATTTTTACTTCCCAACCTCTATTTTCTATGGCTTGAATTGTAGAATAAATTGAATTTGGGTCTGTGCTATAACTAGTATCTAACTGAATAATCTGAGTGTAATTTAATCCAGTTGGTGTGTTGCTAATACTACCATCAGCAGGATTAGTCACGGCAACCATTATTTGATTTTGCAAATCAACATAGTACTTTGCCGAATCTGGTACGAACTGTCTATTGTTAACTGCTGTAAGTACATCTTCAAAAAATGCTTTTATTGCATTCCAATCTGAACTGTTCTTTGACTGAAGTTCAGGGAACCTGTTATTCTTCAAATCAAGAGAGTGAAAACTGATTGCAGATGAAAAATTACCAGAAGTATAACTAGACAAATTATTGAAACTAAAGTCATACTCTTCACAATCTGAGATACCAGTCATTGACGGTATAGTTCCCACCAACTGATTATTGTTTAATAGTATTTTTGATATAGAAGTGCCAGCAATTATGTTAGGGATATTTCCAGTCAGCGTATTAAAAGACAAATCTATTTCTTCGAGACTAGTTAGTCCTGTTAGTGTAGGGACATTACCAAAAAACCCTAGACTAGTCAAATCTGTGCCATCAGTAGCATTGAACTGAGTAGAATTTCTTCTTGCGACTAATCCAGTACCAAAATCTTTTGGCTTTTCACTCGCAGGGAAGTTAGCATCAACATTACTGGAATCATGTTCTGATGGTAAAATCTTTCGAGCATACATTCCATAATCATTAACGAAAAACGGAGTACCGCCAGCACGAATAAGACCATTTTGAGTTGCTTCAAAAGTCACGCCTTCATACCATTGCCAGGGATTGTCTGATAGACCTTGTCGATTCCAAGGCGTATTGACCAAAAATCCGAGCATCGCCGGGTATGACTTCATTACTCTATAAAAACAACCTTGCTCTAAATCGTGTACTTCTTGTGTATTTGATTCATCACTTCCTCTGAATTTATCACCTACTTTGGGCGTAGACCCTGTACCAAATTCTGCGCTATTTGCCACCCAACCTAAGTCTGTCCAATCTTGAGTTGTGGTAGTTCCTAAGTCCTTGATAATATAAACAAAGTGTTGAACAACTTGATTAGCGGTCAAATCTCTGAACATAAAAAGATCACCCTCTTTAACATGAGTTCCGTGCTGAGTTGCGTTGTTGTCTAAGTCTGCACTATTAGAAGGTATACCACCAAATTCCCAATTGTATGTTCCATTTGGTATAATTTTATCAACTACAGCCGCATTACTAGTCGCATATTCTTGAGCAGTTGTATCTAACCCTCTATGTGTCGCTAGTGATGTGGCATGAGAAGAATTGCCACTAATATCGCCCTCTGTAGTATCATTACCCGGGTACCAACCCATATCTTCATACTCAAATGTCAATAGTTTTATCTGATTTGGGTCACTAACTACATTCATCTGAACTGACCCAACATTAGCACCAAATGCATCTTTTTGTACTTGATATATTCCGCCCTTTTTCATCGACTGAAATGGAACAGAAATTGACGAGCCTGTCATTAGTATTTTTTCTAGGTTTGTCATTCCCGCCAAACTTGGTATTGCGCCTACATTACCACCAGAAATAGATAACTCTTCTAGAGCGGCTAAATTACCAAGAGGGAAAGTAATGACATTATTAACATCATCAGAGTTTACCAATCTACCGCCACCCCAAGGCGAAACATCTATATCTAATTTTAATAGAGAATTTTGAACTGTGGATAACGCTTGCCCAGTTCTACCTGAAGTTCCATCAACACCCCAGAAATCACTATATGCGGCAACAGGAGACAATGTATCACCATCTCTATTTCTTATAGTAATGTACTTTAACTTGTTGTCATTTAGATCGTTATTACCTGCATTAAATGTGTTGTTTGCAAATGTAAAAGCAATCCCACTTAAATTGATCAACTCTAAAGTTTCTAAATTAGGCTTATCGTTAAATGCTGATGACAGATCACCTGTACCACACAAAACATTGCTGTGAGATATACCAAAATCATGGAACTTGAAAGAGGTCAATGCTGTAAGATTTTGAAATAAATTGTGATCTACATTTCTTAACGCTTCTGTTGTGATTGCAGAATCGATCTTATTACTATCAAGACTTAATCCAGATAGCTGAGTGTTTCCACTAAAGTTTGGTATATTGGAAAAAGTATCGTGATAATATACAGTATTTTTAAGAGAATTAGTATCAAATTTAACTGATGCTTGCCAGTCAGACTCTTCTTTTTTACTGGCTGTAGAATTATCTCTATATGGATAATTAGAAGTTTTAAATGGATTTGTTCTCATGTCTAGACCTTCCAATCGAGTGCTATCTAATACTTCATTTGGAATTATTGTATAAGAACTATTACCTACTTTGTATACCTCAACACTTTTCTCTTGCCCGTCATTGCCATTTCGTTTATATGGAGTGCCATCTGCGTTGACTCTAACTAATTCGTGATGAGTACCAACCATAGTACCACTATACGAAGTAATTGCAGTACCACCCGGATAAGTTTTTAATGTGAATAACGCACCACCACCACTAGTAGTAGCCACTTCATATATGGTGTTATTGGCACCCGGGATTGCTGATGACGATGTAAGTTCATTGATGCCTCCGGCAAGAGTATTGGTGCTATCAACTCTTTCCCAATACTGAACATAGTCTCCTGCTTGCAAGCCATGATCAGTAATGGTGAAAACGCCGGCACTGGTAAAAGTGGAGGGTTGCGTAGCAGGAGCGAATTTTACTATTTGACTAGGCCCACGAACAATTGGAGCAGTACCACCATTAGCATTAATACTACCATAACCAGGTGCAGGACCAATTCTTTGACTGTCACTCGTTCCTGCGGGCTGACCAAAGAGTAGTTTTTCAAGATTTTGTAATCTAGTAAAATCTATATTTACTACATTATCGCCTTTTAATGATTCTCTCAAATCCAAAAAATCTAAAGTTGTTGGCAACCTACTAAGTATGTCGTCATAACTTACTTCAAACTGGCTCGTCTCTGGATTAAAAGAGTTTGTGTTTTCTGAAGATAGATTATTACCTTTCATTCTAAGTCTTTTTAGAACAGGAGCCTTGACGTTAAAGTCTGGTAAAATTGGAAGAGCATTTCCATTAAAATTTAGACTAGTAAGATTTAGAAGTGTGGGAAGACTATATGTATCTATATTCAGTCCAAACTCGTCGCCAATTTCACCTTCACCAGTAAGTCTTAAATAGTTAATTTTTTCTGGAATATAAAATATCTTAAAGTTAGAGACATCAGACAAGTCGGTCTGATTGTATCGTGCGGCTTTATTACCATTCTCTAAACTATCACTATCGTCTACTGCGGTTGGTGAAGAATCTAAAACTTCCACAGTATTTGCAGGATCATTCGGAAACTGTCTTTCAAATGTTACTGGTATAGTTCCTATACTATCGAATAGAAAGCCTTGACTACCATCAGCTTGCTGAACATCTTTGTTTACTCCAACACGAAAATCTAGTGCATTACCAACACCTGGAGCAGGCATACCAGACAAAGTTATCGGCAAGCCCTTTACAGCAGGTACTTTTTTATACGCACCGTTTATATACAACTCTATGATGTGTGTAGGTTGCTCTGATCTATACTTTTTAACAAGAGGTGCTGTAGTTAAACTTAACGAAGATACCGATAAAAACTCTCCATTGTTTTTTAACTGACCACCATATAAAATATGATCATCTGGGTTTTGTGGAGCAACACCCACAGGAGACCAAGAAGAAACTCTAGATGTTGATATATCTGCCGATACATAATTCCAGTATTGATACAGTGTGAATGTACCGCTTCCAAAACTTGTTATTGTGCCACCATTAGTTGCATCTGCACTAAGTGTGAATGTTTTAGGTTGAGTATCAGTCTGTGCTATAACTGTATAATTACCATCATTAAGAGTTGACTGTGACCCGCCTATGGTTAACTTATCACCAACAGAAATTTCTACTTCAACACCACTAGCATCCTGAAAGACTGTATTAGCAGTAAAGACAGTATTGGCTATTGATGCAACAGATGATGGGTCTATTGTTTTTTGAACACCATTAGTATCGAAATTTGTAAAATTGTATTTAATCGCACCCGCTACCAATCTATCGTCTAGATTCAAGTTGAACTCTTGAGCAACTGGTGTTATTCCTGGTCCTGCAGTTGCACTAGGGATATCTTCAATTATTGAACTAACTTCAGCAGACGCACTGACTAGGTTAGATAGTATTTTATCTTGGTTATCAGTTAACCCAGAAACCAAGTGCAACTCGTCTAAGTTAATTATTTCAGTAAGGCCAACATTCTTAATGACGTTAAGATCCTTTGGGTTTAGACCCAAATTGTTTAGTGCGAGAGTCTTATCTTCGACATCACCTAGATCGTTAGCTATATTAAGACCGTAAATAAAAGGCATTATTGTTCCTTACTGGTTAAAGATAGTTGTATATTACCATTTCCAAGAGCAGAGTCTATCGATGTTGCTGTTATAAAGACTCCTTTATTATTTAGTGCGCCTCTTTGAATACCCTTTCTATCTCTAGCAAATACATTATCTAATTCTACTGTTGTTGTATCATTAGCATCCACAAATATGGAGTAAATTATATTACCCGGTCTCAGGGGATTTAATGTTGAAAAGTCATATCTACAGGCAGAGGTTAAATCACTTTTTATAACATTAAAAGCACTTGGTGTTTTATTATTAGCTGAAGATTGTGGTTGCACGATAGATATAGATGTATTCCAGTTATCATCTTCTGTTAAAAAATTAGGCGTATGAGTTCTTATCTCTCCAGTCTCACTAATCTCTTCAATAACAACACAGTTTATACGAGAAAAGTCTGCAAGAGCAAAAACTGGATATAGTGGTTGCGTATTGAAACTTACCGCTTTAGATATTTTAAATGATTTATTTTGAAATCTTTCTCTTTCATCTTCTGTCGCTGTTGCGGAGGCAAATGTTGTTGCTCTCCAATCATCTTTTATGGTTATAGTTTTGGTTTGTATTACAATCTCTGCAACTCCGTTAGTGAGTGTATTAAAATGCCCAGTTGAGGAATCACCTGCGGAATCATTGTCTATAAAAACATAAGGTTTGGCATCAGACCCAACTGGTGGATAAACCACTTGACTCTGAAACTTAACTGGTGAACCACCAGTATTACCCACACCAGAATTTAGAACCGCAAAGTTAAATCCAACTTCAGAAACATCTGGTACGATTTCAGTCACCGATGGAGCAGAGTCCGCAAATACAATCTTAATTCTATTTGAACCACTATCTGGATCAAGCACATCTCTATCTATAGATTCTACCACATAAGTATTTACATCAACATTACACTCTACTGTGGATGCGTCTCCATTTGCATTGGCTTCACCTGCGTGAGATTTAGGAGTATTGGTACTAAGATTTAATCTTGGATCGATGTTTAATCTATTACCATAAGAGTCGTCAGACTCTCTTTCTACAAGTCTTGTACGAGCGTTAAATCTAGTTCCATGATGAGCATATTCAATAGTAGGAAACTCGTCTCTATCAAATTGAACTAGTTGACCATACTTATTAAACTTCACTTCTGGGTCTTCATCAAGATTTCTTGTTGAATCGTCAGGTCCGATTGGTTTGTGTGGAGTAACGCCTACCGAGAACTCAGCAAAGTGTTTTAGACCAAAATTAGAGCCAGGATCTTGAGCATCTGGATTTAAAAAATGTATTTTAAACTTATTACTGTGTATTGGAACGTCAGAAGCAACAACAGTATGATAAGAAGATAATACTGCATTAAAAATTCCACTCTCATCTGTTGTGGATAAAGTAGACGATCTGAAATCAGAAGAGTTTAGGATTCCTGTGGCTGATTCGACTGCCTGTGAGTCAACTAGATCATATGCATTTTCTTGATTGCCACCCCTTCTCTGAAGAAGATTACTAGTTTCACTATCCACATATCTACCATAAACCCCATTTGCTATAATGTGTGCATTTTTATCAGACGGGTTGTATTTGTAAATAAGATTAGCACGTTGATTTAAAGCATTTCCACCTGTTGATGTTTCTAGTGTGAGTTCAGTCTCACCAGTACTGGAAGACTGATTGTTACCGAAATATTTAATAACATAATCAGTAGCACCTATTCTCAAAGAGTCACCAACTTGAAGAGAGTCGAAGCTAGTGGGAAACTCTCTTAGTAGAGAGATTGTCATTCCGTCAATGGTAGTACCAGATACTCCTAAAGCACCACCAGATTCCGTTCCATTAAGAGTTCTTAATGTAAAGCTAGTTTTGCTGGCTAAAGGATTGCTGACAAGATAGTCGCCTGCTTGCAAATTAGCCGTTCCAGAGTTAACTCCAGAAACTCTTACATAAGAACCATTTGGTACAGGACCATAATCCTTTATGTCGTTTGTTATTGTAATTGTACCAAATGCGTCAATGCTAAGGCTACCTGTTATTGGATTACCTTCATACATATCGTCTACTTGAAAATTATTTGGAGCAGTAATGCTACCAATGGCTAATACCGATCCCGTGGCATTGACTTTAAATCCATGTTCTGTATATGTTTCACCAACAAGAAAATCATTAAATCCTAAAGTACTATTTGTTCTTGCTGGCTGTACTGGAATGATTGCACTATTGCCAGTTAAATTTCCACCTGTTGAATATTGTAATTTTAGTGTTCTTGATTTAGGATTTCTACCATTCATTCTTATTGTTGGAGAATAGTTGAAGTGTACACCTTGTGGTGAACCTAAAATTTCTTCAAAATCCAGTCTACACGACTTATCAGAAGTTACTGATAATGTTGATGGGTAACTCTTTTTCTGATTGATATTAGGCGTTCCTACAGTATTTTTAATATTTTCTTTTGGAAGAATGCCCAAAATAGGAGTTCTTGTGTTGAACTGTTTAGTGTCTGCACTTACTGTCGATAGACGCAAAGTACCCTCATCGCCACCATCGATGTAGCAACTACTACCATACTTGTAAAGAAACATTGGGGCACGAATGTTTTCTGTGTTTGCAGTATGAACTAGATATCTGAATCTAAAATCTGGATTTTCTAATACTGGCTCACCAAGACCGTTTTCAATCACAAACGTATGCATAAGAACCCATCTACACTCACCAACACCAATTGGCACATACGCATAGAATTTTGCACCGATAGCACCATACCAAGAAAATTCTATCTTGTACATCGTAACATCTTCAAATCCAGTTAGAATGTAACCAGAAGGTCCGTTACCATCAAGACTATCGCCATTAAATTTATTTCTAGGTATGATTGTTTCCCAGAGTTCTTCAGTCTTACCAATACCCTTTATTCTTACTGGATTTTCTCTTGGATTATTAGATTGATAGTTCTCTGGTGGTGTGAGTCCTTGCCTGGTCAGCAAGTCGTCTGGCATTTTTTTAGTGCTTCGTCTAACGATGTTGAACGTGCTACCCTTGAGTTGAAACATATACATATCGGTGTCGTTAGCACATCCCCACTCAGCAGTTTGGTCCTGTCTGTTTTTGTCACCTGCAACAACTCTAGTACCAAATGTAAAGCCACTTACTCGACCTGGTTGATATCTAAAAGTTCTCTTACTCTGAAGAACTCCATAATATTCAACCAAAGAACTTCTACCAGGTCTAGTTGCTTCAGTGTCTGCCAAGAACGCTCTTATTAAAAAGAACTCACCAAATGCGGGATATCCTTGTCTTCTAATCTCTTCACCACGAGTTTCATCTACCCTATTTACTTCAAGTTCTTCAGTATCGCTAGTGACTCTAGGAAATGGGAAAGGAAGTCTGTCTTTAATTTTGTCGTATGCTACTGTCCATCTTTCTATAGCATCAAAGGAATCTTGGATATTTGATCGGCTATACTTAACATCGAATGGATTAAGCATACCAGTGCCAGACCAACTTAATGTATTGCCTGTAATAGAAATTTGTAAATCATCAGATACAATTTCGTCAAGGTCATTTATTACACTAGCATCTTCTCTAGAGATAAAGTGCGTCTTTGCAAATTGTTCTTGACCCTCTGCAACCCAAAAATCGTAAAGATATCTTCCGACAGCAATAAAGTTCATATATGCTATCATATAACTAGAGTCTGGTTCGTTTCTATTTAACTCTTTAGGTCCTGCAGGGTAAGAATATTGTGTGGGGAAACCTTTTATGTATAATGCTTGCTCGTCAGATCCCTCGTAAAATCTGACACTTGATCTTCTGCCATAAACTGGGTGTTCTTTATTATACCACTCGTATGGAGATTGGTTTGTGCCTGTAAAGAAATCACTAGCATCCCAGTTATCTTCATCAAGACCATAGGTTGCAACATCAGAGAAAAGACTTAATTGCTCTTCTGCTCGTTGCACACCAAGCAAAGAAGAACTAACTTCAGAGAACTCTTTAAATTGTTCTTCAATAGCGATGGCGCCACCGCCACCAGGGTCCATTGAATTATTAACGTGAACGCTTAACGCATTAGCTGATAATAAAGTCCCGGTGGCTACAGCATCATCTTCAGTTACAAGAGGATTACCGGCATCATCAAATAGTAATGTACCGTCTACATCTATAAGTTGTTGGAATACCTTTGTGACTGGAGCCGGTGTTTTGTCGAATCCAATCTTTATTTGCTTTGCCATATACTATTGCTCTTCCCATGTTACACCCAAGCTAATTTCGTCAGTGTTTGTACTTGCTGTATCTGAATCTACAGCGAAGTACAAAGTGTCTGCAATGTCTGTTAGAGGGAACGACAAATATTCCTTATTGTAGTCGAAGTATGTGTCAAGGTCAAACTGTTCTGTACCAGATCGCAAGTAAAGCGTAGCAACATTCACACCAGTATTTGGAATAGGTACAACACTATTGGATGCAATTTTAACAGAACTCAGTCCCTCTTTCTCGTAAGCAGTCTTGTACACAGTAGTCGAATATGCGACTTTAGTGCCATCTGCTAAGAACTTACAATCTGGCATAAATGTACTACCATTCACTAGTGTAACAGAGCCTTCATAGCTTTCAAGCAACTGGAAATAGTAATTGTCGGCTTCTCTATGTAGTCTACCAAAAACAGTGATAAACTCTGAGCCTATTCTTCCTCTAAACCAACCATAAGTCCCTTCACCATTATTTAGGTAGCCTCCACTATTGTTATTATTTATTGGCAAGAAATTATTACTGGTGTCGATATCAAAGTCTGCTGTCAGAGTGAAAGTACCAGTTGGATTATCATTGGTTTGGAAGGTTGGTGTCTTCTTGAAACGAAGCCTTACATTGGTATTATCAGTAGTCAAGTTGGCAGTAGAAAGTTTAGTTGGATATACCTGAACTCTGTTTCTTACAGCATTCTGTTCACGAGTGCTAAGAATTGTTTTCTTGGTTTCAATGCCATATACGGAAGCCGATCTATCAGCTAGTAAACTAACTCCAGTTAGTGTAGTAGGTGTACCAGTCAGATATACTCTACCCGCTTCAGTCAGTCCCGTACCAGTAGTTTCAGCCCAACACGCTTTAATGTTCTGATCTAAAGCATTATCAGTTTTTAATTTTGCACCAATATAGAATGTTGGATCAATGAGTTTACGATGAGTCAAAGTACCAGTAATAAGACCTGCAGTTCGAGCAGTCGTAGTTGGGTTACCTGTAGTAAACTGACCATCACTTAGCTGTATTGATGTGTCGCTTGCTCTAGTCTTAACTCTATAGATTCCATCAGCAATATCAATATTAGTATTTTTAACCTCAACATATTCGCCTAATGCTGGCGCAGGACTCACTAATCCAGTTATAGTACCAGTACCATTAATTGCCGCACTACTCAAGTCTAGAGTTGCTACAGGGTATGTCTCTGTAACTTCTAGATATGGAGTTGCATTTGTTTCTGAATCAATAGTATCAGTAGAGACTGAAGTGGGTAAATCTACAATAGCAAATCTCTTGCCTCTAGCAGATACTGTGTCATCGTTGTTATGGCTGTATAGACGAACAGTACCACGGTCACCACCATCGATGTAATACGAAGCACCATACTTAACAATATTGTGCGAATTAGTTTGATAGTCACTTTGATAAGTAGTGTCTTCACCATCACCTAGACAGTATTCTGATCCACCACCATAAGTAGTGTAAGTAATTGGTAGTGTTGCGTTACCAAGAGATGCAATCTTCAACTGATTCGATGCTCTTAGGTGATGTACTCGTACCCATCGTGCTTCACCGTTACCGACTGGAACATATGCTAAGAACAATGCACCAACAGCACCATACCACGAGAACTCAATTTTAAGCATCGTTACTTTAGTGAAGTCATATCTGTATAAACTGTTCTGATATACTGGTACGCCAGGTATTTCTGTAAAGTTTTCACCTGGTCTAACTGTACCTGTAGAACCAGTAGCAACATCACTGTATACACGAGTTCTCTTACCTCGTGTATTATTAAATGCCTTATCTGTGGCTTGACCTGAAATACCATCTAAAGCATCGTGGCTAAATCTTGAACGAGGTACACGATACTCGTAAACGCCCCAGTATTCTGGTTTAACATTATTCTTAATCCAGTTTACATATTCTGGATAGAAGTTTATATTGTCAATCTGTGATCTAATGATATCAACATTCTCTGTGCTACCTGGGTTTAGTGCTGTATTGACGAATCCAATATAGCTATTTTCCATACCACCATCAAGTAGATTATCATTGATAGCATACATATATGGGAACATTGCTCCTCTTGGAACAGCACCAGTTACAGTAGTCTGACCAAGTGTTCTAAATTCTCTCTGAGCATTTAGGCCAGGGTTTACACCAACTGTATATCCACTAGCATTGTTCACTAGAGTTTGATATGTAGTATCAATTTCTGATACAAAATTTGATCCATCAGCATTATTACCTATACTAGAAACAATATCATAATCTTTAGGGAATATAAATGGAACAACAGTGTCTATATAGAAAGTACCAACTGTAGTCGCATTGTTAATATCTGTGTCGCTTAAACGTACAGAAGTAAATGCATTATTTACTGGAGTTCTATCCTCTTTAACCAAAGTAAACTCGTTACCTTTAGGACCTATTACTCTACGAACTCTTAAAACTTCTCCTTTGAAAATCTTGATACCAGAAGTTTCACCACATTGTAACTCAGTAGCAGTACCTGTCCAACTAATTTTAACGTGCTGACTAAAAGTAACCGTACCTTCTGTTAGCTTGAATACAGCTAGTGCCGAATCAGCACCAATCGCACCAGATATTCCAGTAGCAATTGCTTTAACTGGTTTAGAGTCTTTCAAAAGAGATGGATCGTACACAGCCCCATGAGTATGCACCAATCCATCACGAAGAACAACTAAGTTGCCTGGGAAGCCTTTGTTACCAATTTCTATCGCAGTTTGATTTTCAGTCGTGAAGTTGCCTATAATTTTATCGGCAAGATTTTTAAATAAACCACTATCATCAGAAGGATTAGTGCTAACAATTTCTGCACTGGCGCCAAATGCTCTTAAATCTTTTGCGATAATGTCTCTTAGGTAAGCGTGTCTTGAAATTTCGCTTAGAGTTTCTGCCGCACCACTACCTACAGTCTGCGAGTAAACTGAAAGACCAGTACCACGAACAAACATAGAAGCATTGTAAGTAGTTTCAGCGTTACCACCGCCAGCCAAGTCATTCTTATAACCATCAACGATATATCCAACATCACGTTGACATTTATTCTTAATAACTTCTTGTAGCTGTGCTTCAGTCAATCCTGCAAATGGTGCTAAAGCAGTTCCAGTGACATTACCACTAGTACCACCTGATTGATTCGAACCGACTCCACCGGGCATGGTATACTTAATTGTTTCTGCAACCACAGTTCCACTAAAAGAATTACTGATAGTTGCATTACCATTCGCTACAAAAGTATGACCAACAAAACTAGCGGCATTTATTCCACCCACACCGCTAAGATTATTATTGCCTGCTAGAACTGTATAAGTTTTACCTGATTCTATAGTGTTTATTGCTGTTGCATTCGTTCCATCAAAATCATCTGCTCTTTTGACTGTAACATAGTAAGACCAGAAGTTTCTTTTGGTTGTCATAAATGTTTCTATTTTTTCACTTGCAGATGTTCTTACACCATAATCAGTGGGAATTACAACATCAAATGTATTATCATATGTTGGGTCGACACCATCACCTGCTGTGCCAGCCGCATTACCGAAAGAGTTAGCAACAGTTGTTTGTAGTGCTTGAAGTCTTGTTAAACCATCAGCAGATAAACTTAGAAGCGTGTTATGATGAATAGTATCGAGAAGAATTTTATGAATAAGCGACTCAAATTGTGAGATTCTTGGGAATACGCCAACCTGAGTGCCAACACTCCAAGTGCCTGTCGCCCCACTAGATAAGCCAAAGTTTGTTGTGTTCCACTTAGTATGTGCATCTCCACCATATTCAAGATCGAGCAAGAAATTATCGATCCAGTAATCTAAATCACGTTTACACTTAGCTTCCATCTGCTCTGCTGATACAAGATAGTCGGTTGTCGATGTAACTGGATTACCGCCAACATGATATGCTAGTTCTGCGTTATAGGCAGCCGCTAAATCGGCATAAAAGACGCTAGTTGAAGTATATGTTTTACCGCCTGCGGTTTGTTGGTTAGAAAGAGTACCTCTGGCATTAATTCTAGTACTATGTGCGTAGCCCGCAATCATTTCTGCACCACTAGTTGTAACAGCCGCATCACTACTAACAGCTTTAGTCAATACTGCATCAACCAGTTCAAATCTTTTTTCTTTAAGTTTGCTTCTATCGCTAAGAAGAGTTTCTACTACATCGGCTCTTTCTCTTTCACCAAAACCAACTATTCTATAGTCATCTAATTGAGTTTCGCTTATTCTATCCAGACTTGAACTCTGACTTTCCTTTAGGTTCTTTTCCCCTCTTAATACAGTACCACTATCACCACCTACTCCATACGGACTTATAGGTGCGTATTGTAATGACTGTGTTCTTCTTACAACAGCGAAGTTATCCTCTTCGCCATCGTTTCTAGTTTCCCAATAGTATCCATCATACTTGTCATAGATACCAAACTTACGAACAGATGGATTTTGAGAAAAAGTAGCATTAGATACAGATGACTTGATACCGAATGTAGCCGCAGATACACGACCAGGCTGATATCTGAAAAAACGCTTAGATGTCAGTACAGCAACTTTGTTACGAGATGCTTCTACAAGCGCACCCGCTTCAGTTGGAAGATGCTTAATACCATCACCACTAACATGATATTCTGGCTTCATAGACCATTCAGATGGATTAACATCGTAGGTATTAACGTCAGCAAAGATACCAAGTGCAATCTCTGCTCTTGGAATACCTAGAAGCGATAGTGCAACTTCCGACTGTACTTTATTCTGCTCAACAACAGGGATAGAAGTCTGATCAGTTGCCATTACAACAGGAATAGACTTGTCCGCTATTTGTGCGCCGGGAGTAACTGGAGTAGTTCTACCTACGTTAACTACACTTGTGTTTTGATTAATACTTGTCATTAATTTTTCCTATTTAATAATACCTTTCGCCAATACAAAGTCGTCTACCATATTTATAGTACCAAATGCCCCTGTTGTGGCTACGCTTGGATTAGGTGCATCACTATCACCAACTGAATTGTCGTCATTGTACTTTGTACCAAAAAATCTTACTGTTACTGTATTTGGAGTTGTGTTTCTATCTATATCAGTCACAAGTCCATACTCTGAGAATATGTTAGACCCGAAACTGATTGTGTGACCATCAATACTAACATAATAGTTACCGTCATCATCAATGTGATTTAAATTGTTAACCTGACAGGTAAAGTCTACATAGTATCTATATGCGTTCATTGGATCGGTGTCGCCTGTTAAATAGACATTTTTAGCTGTCGCATCTGCGGCGTCTAATCCACTAGCATTATAGCTACCGACTGTACCCCAACTACCATAAGATGCAATGTCAGCAACCTTAACATTATGTCTATAGTTTGCTGTCCAAGCTACACCAACATGATAAGAGTTGTGTGGATGAATCTTGCCTGCGGTCGCATCACTTATCGAAGCCTTTTTCTTACTGTTAAATAATGTAGCTAATGCGCCACGAGTATAAGCCCCATCAGCATCGATCAAGTTTGATAATGAATTGTGTGTTCCACGAACGTCATCTGAATTGACTACCTTAAACTGGAATCCACCATTTTCTCGTGTAATGTTTGCATTTCCAGTATGATCTGTAAGCACAATATCTGAAAGTTTAGTACCACCGTCATTAGTGTATCCTTCAAACTGCTTTCTAGTAACGTATCCAGTAGTTGACACAGTTTCATTAACAGAGTTTCTATCTGCTGAAGTGTTGTTCTTTTGAACTAGTTTTTGGTTTCCGGCACTGTTGTATGTAAATGTTACGCCCACTTTGTTAATTGGTGCGCCAACTTTTGTCCAGTCTGTATTACCAACTTCTCCAATCTCATATTTCTCACCAGGTATCAAATATGAACTTTGAGTAGCAAATTTTTGTGCGGGACTACTAGTGTTTGTATACGAAACTGTTGTCTGTGCATTAGCATCTAGTTGTTCTGGTCCTGTCTTATTACCATATTCTTCTTCTGACTGTATTTCAATAATAGTGCCATCACCAGTATTATTCTGGAAGTATCCACGAATAAGTTTAGTTCTGTAAACTATATCACCCGAAGAAGTGACAGAATCTTGAGTTAAGTCAAACACATTACCATTTTCTTGATATATGAATGGATCACTCAAGAATATACCACCAGGACCATCTGTTTCTGATCTAATCTGACTTCTCAATATATTAACAGAATCATAGTCACTGTTAAGAACATCAGGACTTTGTAAACTTTCATTAGCAGGGCCTACAAGAACATTTGGGCTACTGATAAAGAAAGTAGAACCAAATATATCAAGACCAGATGCACAATTTTTAATAACATTATTTGCCACAATAGACCCGTCTCTCGTAACTGTACAATCTATGGGTGCTGTAAAGTTTCTAAATACATTGTTGGTTATCATTGTGTTCTGACCACCATCGGCAGTCAATGGTGCAAATGTTTCGTATCTATCAGTTATACCACCATTAGTAACTTCACAATTACTCATTTTAAGATTGGTCGGGCTACTTGCGTAGATACCACCACCAATCATATTAGTAAACTTACAGTTTTCTAATGTCACATCAACTGAACCAATACCAAGTCTAACCAAAACATTTGTATCTTCGTCAGTACCTTGAGCATCATCTAAAAGATATTGATTGGTGTGAGAACCGTCAATATTAATACCAGATAAAGTTACTACTGATGGCGATAAGTTACTTATTGTTCTCACCACAGAAGCATCTTTATTACTACCCACTAAGTTGCGATACCCACTCCAAGGCAACTTTTTGAGAGTGGTAAGACCGGTAACTCCAGTTAATGCAAAGTTACTAGGAACAGAAATGTTGGAAACATTATATGTTTTTGCATTAAGTGCTAGTGAGTTACTTCCAATGTCAATTTTTTGATTAATAGCATCTTGAATATCAATAGTGCTATTATGAGCAAACGAACAAGTTCCATCAATATTAACATATAGAGTTTCGGTTTCGTCAAAGATTATATCAAAACCACCGCCGTCTGCATTAAGAACATCTTGAATAGTAACGTCTGCCCAACCACGAAGATTTTTAGCATCGTCTTCAGCAGAAACTTCGCCAGATATTGTCGCAGGAAAGTGTGTAAGTGTTTCCGCTATGTATGAATTATCTAGTGAACTCTTTCCAGACCAAGAGGTATAATCAAACATATAATAATCTTTATATGCAATAGCGATATCTTTAGGACCCAAGACTGCTATAAGTTTAAATGGATTAGTGTTTATTGTTGCATCTTTTCTATACACCAAAACACCCTGATTTGCATCATTTGTTGCTATGTTTAGACTAATAAATTTATCTTCATTAAATGAATTCAATACGTCTTGCACATCAACAGCGCCCGGAGAAGTAAACGATATGGTGTTTTCCCCTACAGGGTCTGCTTGTGTTGCAGACCTTACTCCAATAGCACCAGTTTTAAGATCAAACCTCGCAACCTTATATTGGAAACTCACTACTGGCTCACTGCTTTGTGGATCAGGGAATTGTACGTCATTCTTAGAAACAGTTAATGAGGGCGGAGTATCAAATGATATATTGCCTGTGTCTCCACCATATACCCTGATTCTATCACCAGATTTAACTATTGGATTTTCGCCAGTTGGTGCAGTAAATAAATTATCTTGATCAACAACTTTAAGACTTCTCGCTCTTTTTGGTGCATTGGCATCGTTATTAGAAATGATGTTGAATGCGCCAGGTATATCGATAACGGCATCTTTAACATTACCACCATCAAAAGAAGTACTATACTTATTGAACAGCCCTTCAAAACTTGTTTCAATTGCACCATCAACAGAGGCTTGGTTAAAGAATAGGTTGTTTGATCCACTATCAATCATGTCTGCATTAATAGTAAACTGAGCGGTGATTGGTTGCCCCTCGTCTTCAACTGCAGGCACTGGTATATTACGAACGACTAGTTTCTGATTACCATTAACTTGAGTAACGCCCGCAAACTCCATGTAGTTTTCAAGTCTATCGTTTCTGGTGATTGCTGTAGGAGCATCTGGTATTCTTTTGTACTGAAAAACTGAATTAAAGTCTTCATATGTACTACCAAAAAATACCTTAGATGCCATCAATCCATTAGCGAGAAATGTTTGCGAGTCCCCAGATGGATTTCCTTTACTGTTGATGGCATTGATTATACTATTTGTATTAGTTGCTTCACCAACAACAGACGAACTGAATACAAAATCAGATATTTTCTCAGCAGTTACCTTTTTACTGACAAGTTGACCCTCATCATCAACCACAGCAAATATGTCACCTGCTGTTAAGTTGGTTAAATTGGGGAGTTCTGAAAACTTTTTTGTTGACATTTTTAATTGTATCCTTAGTAATTTATACTATTTATCTATAAGTCAGATTAAGTAAGAGATGTTCTTCTCCATGCTCTCACTACTTGATATGGTTGTAAGAGTGAGAAAGAATCAGTACCACCATTATTATTACCACCTGTATAGTTGGTGTAATAATCCGGGCCGTCATACGTTGCTCTATCTGGGTATTTACCATTTTTAGTATAGGCGTTGGGATTATTTGCTCTCGAATCTGATATACTGTGTCTATGTCTAGGCATTTGAGAAAGATTCAATGTGTGATTATAATTACCACCACTATTCACATTCTTAAATGCATTTCCAGTATTTGAATATCCACTTAGTGCCTTTCCCTGTGCATATCTTTCCCATGTGCCAGGGAAGCCAAGATTTGTGGGTGTTGTATCACCAGATGTCAAATAAATCGAGTTTACTGGATATATGAGATCAAATATGGCAGTCTGTCCGGTGGCTGTTAATCCCTCTGCTGAACTAGCAGTTGCTGTTAGTGTTCCAGTAACTTCTGCACTAGCTAAAGTAGCCTTACCGCTTGTGGCTAATGTAGTGAATCCACCAGTACTTGCTGTAGTTGCACCAATTGGAACATCGTTTATAGAAGAAAAAGTAGCACCACTTCCTAAATCTGTAGCTACCGCACTTTTCACAGCAGACAAGGCAGCGTCTGTTAATCCATCTGCTGAACTAGCAATTGCTGATAATGTTCCAGTAACAGTTGCACTAGCTAAAGTAGCCGCACCGCTAGTGGTTAGTGTGGTAAATGCACCAGTGTTTGCTGTGCTTGCTCCGATTGGAACATTGTTTATTGCACTATCTCCACCACCAGTTGCTATTAGCGCAGTAAATGAGCCAGCCGCTCTATTTGCCGCATCGCCACCACCGATTGTTGTGTTAGTTATTGAACTATTATTTCCACCAGTTGCATTAAACGTAGTAAACGAACCAGTACCCGCAGTACTAGCACCAATATTTACATTTTCTATAGTACCTGTAGATGCACCAGTGCAGTCTAGTTTTGTAAATTTACCAGTGCCTGGATTAGTATTACCTACAGTTACTCCATTGAAGACACCGCCATCTACCATAGAAACTGGTATAACTATGTCGGTAGATCCCTGAGAACTAATGTTACCGTCTCCACCTACCTGTAACGAAACATTACCTTTCGAGAATCTTAAATTAGCATGAGTACTATTTGTTGCCATTGACCAAGTATTGGTTTTATCAGTACCAGAAGTCATTTGAACAACACTTTCGACATTGCCACTATTAACTGTCTGATTCACATATAGAACACCCTCAACATCTGTGTTCTTTTTTACCTTTAAGTCAACACTACCCGATGTATCTACTATATCAAAAGTAGCTTCTTTACCTGCACTTAGACTGAAGTCACCGTCAATAGTAACATCACCAGTGTTGGAACTACTTTCGCCTGATCCGAACGTAACAGATTTTTTAGCAACATCAATTAACTCATTGGTTCTTTGTCTCCAATCACCAAATGTGTTTGAGTTTGTTATGTCTGCTAGACTAGATTTTTGTGTCATTTTGATATCTCTTTAACTGTATTCTCTAATAATGTCATGGCAGATTCTAATTTCTCTATTCTCTGCTCAAGACTCCTTAAATATTTAGCTTGCTCTCTTTTGGCAATTGCTTTATGATAAGCACTTGCATCAGTATTAATAACGCCAACGCCACTATCTGATTTCACAAAAGTTTCCATAATTATCCTGTCAACGCTATTGCTGTTATGCTATACAAATGAGGGAATAAATTAACATCGGGTGTTATATCTCTCAATTCTGGTGGCTGTAGTTCTGCCGAATTGCTATGTCTGAATACTATTTTTAACTGGAAAGTATTATATTTAGGCGGAACTGCGCTTTCAGCTAAATCATATTCATAATCTCTATAATCATAGATGTTACCAGATATAGAAAACTCTTTTGGATTAGAAAGAACAAGTTCTTCCCAAGCACTTACAATTTCAGAGTTGTCCTGTCTAACAAATCTAGAATATACATCAATCTCAGTGCCAGCAGGCCTATATGCACTTAATCTCACCTTCAAACCTTCGGCGGGCAACTCGTCTTTTAGAATAACTTCTTTAGTGACCCAAGTAGAAGTATTGTCCTCATCATCAGTTATCTTATACTCGTAAGCATTTATACTTGATAATTCCGAATCAATAATAGGCGTGACTGCTTGAAAACCATTGTTGTTCAAAGATGCTCTTAAAACAAAGTCTTCTGAATCGCCATTTCTCAATCTTTCACTTTTACTAGTAATTCCTTTAGGCTCATCAAGACAATATATATTTGAACTTTTCTCAATAGTCTTATCGGAAATTAAATCAGCACCACTTTTCTTGAATAATTCAATATCCGTAGATGTGTTAGAAGTATTATCCACCATAATTTCTGACTGGAAGTATGACAACTTTTGCACATCTGTACTAGTGATCGTTGCTGATGCTCCACTGGTCATACCATATATCTTATGAGAGTTTTCTCTAGCTGTACCATTATGCCCAGGTAATGTTGTGCTATTACCAGTTCCTGTTGCAACAAATATAGTTCCAACTTGAGGAATGACACTACCTGGAACACCAACCTCTCTCCATGCCGTTGTTCTATCAGCGCCTGCATCACCTAAATTAGTGATAGTATATGTTTTACCTGCTATAAATCTATTCGCTAGATCATCACTAAACACGCTGTTGGGTAAATTATCAATAAAATTAGTTGCTGTAGCAGAACTATTTTTAAGATGTATCTTAGATTGTTTTCTAGGATTGTAGTAAGAAACCTCTCCATAGACACACAATTGAACATTAACATTACCTGTTGTGAAGAATGGAGTATCTATTAAGATGTCTGTAGTACCTTCAGTAGCACCATCAGAAAAGTTTTCAATCTGTGCAACAATTTTTTCATTTGGATCATCGTTTGCAACAATAAACAAGTAGTCGCCATCAGCAAATGGGAAATTATCAGTACCTAAACTAACTGCTATGTTTAGTGTTGTAAGTTCTCCTGGCTGAACAACAGCAGTTGTTATGTTTCCAGATTCCGGCAAGATGTAAACAGACTCATCATTTTGGAAATGAAGAGTTTTTCTGGTGTTTACTCCACCGCTATTAGAATCACTCGCCGTTACTTTAGCGTTGTCTCGTATTGTCAAAAACTCAACATCATTAGGAACTAAATCAACAGTACCAGAAGATTCTGAGAAGTTAAATCTATTAATACAGAACTTGAGGTCTTCGTCTTGATAAGATTTCCAAGCACTATCGTTTGTTGAAGTGAATAATACACCGTCACCCCAGTCATTGACTACTGGCAATTGAGATGCTACAGCACCCTTAGACAAACTTGTTGATCCAACCTTAGCTGTAAATATCAAATACTCTGGCGAGTTACCATCTGGAATGACAACAAAACAGTATTCAGTATCCGCTTTCAATTTAACAGGATTGTCAAATGCAAATTTTGTTGCAGAAGTACCATTTGCAGACACCAATACATCTTGACTCTCTAGGTGTTTAACGCCAAATGGTAAAACTTTTGATGTTGGATAGCCATTGAGAACTTCTCGTAACTGTAGTGTCACACCAACTGAAGTATCCTTTCTCTTGAAGTACACATCAACATCACTAATGAAAGTAAAGTTTGCTCCATTTGTATCTGAGGACTTAATTCTAAATGTTTGTGCAATAGGATCAACAGTTTTTACTTGGAACTGTCTTTCAATTATGTTGGTAGAAACATCAAAATCAACCGTTCGTGTTGTGACATTAATTTCAGACTTATTGAGTGCAAAGTTGTATCCTCTATAAGTCGCTTTAGCGTAAGAAGTTGATGCTGATTCTATTGAACTGTATTGATCAACATCTACAATCTCTAAATCATTTTCACCAACAAAGAACTTACCTGCTGGCATCTCAAAAACTGCCCTTAGTTGTCCTTTACTGTTTGTATATACAGCTTTACCCTTTACTCTTCTTTCGGTTCTTAAACTGCCGAATCTATATCTACCTGTCTGATATCTAGCACTACTTCTTCTACCACTAGTATTATATTTTGCCAAATCTTTTAGAGGAATTACGTCATCATTAACATCAGTTTCGTCAAAGAAGAAATAGTGTCTAGTATTTGGTCTTAAACCTGCAACAAAAATTCTTATTGCTGTAGATGGAAGATATGGCTTCATTCTAACATCAGTTACAAAATTACCGAATGTTTGCTCTTCAGTTCTTGGTGTAGCCGTTAAACTCTGCATCTCTATACTTTCTGCGAAGTTTTGAGTACGCACCGTTCTAGTTACATTTCGTGTTCCTCTGCGGCCAGCACTTACTTCCACTTGTTCTCTTGCCCAAGATTGGTTAATAAGTCTTGGATCACCAACTGTTCCCTTCTCTCTAGTTAAGGGCATAAATTCTTGAATACCATCAACCAAATCCAATAAAGGACCTTGTAGATCAATATCAAAATTGACAGCAGGGTTTTGAATGACATCTCTGTCAGAACTAAATTTAGGATAAATGTCTGCTTGACCCTGATAACTATAATAGTTAGATACACAACTTCTAAAGTTTGTAGCATATGGTTGATCAATAATTTTAACTCGTGTTGCGTCTGGAACAAGAGAAAGAATATCATCAAAGCCAGTCTCGGCAGTAGACACATTAGCGTTTACGAGAAGTGTTGATGCAGGATCTATCTTTAAATCTACAGGGAACTCTCTGATTGCAGGCATTGCAACAGTTCTAGTTTCATCAATCGCCGAACTAAATTCTGGATCAAATAACTGCGCTCCACGAAATGACTGAAACTTATCAACTAGAATACCGTTTTTGAATCTTTCGTTGCCATCAGCATTTCTTACGATCAAAGATTTTGCTTGAACTTCAGCAAGAGATAATTGAACAATATTAGAAAGATTCTCGACTTTCATCTCAAGTTCTTCAATATCTTTCATCGTGTAAGTCTTATTCTTTTTATCCAAAACAGTAATTGGGTTTGAACCATTAACTTTAGCAGTGTTGCCTGGTACAAATATAGAAGAAATAGGATACTGTCTATCTAGTTGTGGTGCTTGAGGCGATTCAGACTCATCACCCTTAACAATAGATATTTCTCCGTACTCATTTATAACAACACTATCAGTTCTGGATAGAGTGTAATTGTATGTACTGTTAATAACACTAGAGTTTCCAAATAATGTTTTACCTAGCACTTCAACTTCAGATGATAGTGAGTCAGCGTATTCTAGGGTTCCACCATTACCCACTAGAGAAGTGGCGGCTCCTGCATTTGCTCTGCTATTAGCAGGGTCAACGATATTTCTTTTATACGGTCTCATATCATAAGAATCTAAAAGACTATATAAATCTAAACTTTTTGATGAGTAGTCATTGATCAGATGTCTTAAACTTGTTACACTAGAGTAGCTACTAGCAGTTAAATAGCCGTTACCATTTGCACTACTTCTAGATAGATACTTGAACTCAACCAATAATATAGCATTATCTGCTACTGGTTCTTCTCCAGATTTTAACTGAATATATGATAGGTCATAATGTGTATCTGTCTGATTATTTACAAGCCTAAATTTAGAAGTAACATCTATGATGTCAGCATCTGGTGTACTCTTACCCTCAGATGCATCGGTTAATCCAACACTAACCAATTGAATAGTATTTGGTACACCAAGAGTGGCTTTTTTATTGGTCAGATCAAACTTGGTATATACCATAGCATTTTCTTCAGCTAAAGTATCAGCGGCAGTGTCCTTAACTACTTCTTGATAATGTACAACAGCAGATGCTGGCGCACTTGAACCAAAAGTAACTGTCATTGAAGTGAACCCAGAAGCATTTGGAGAAGTGTTCATCTGGACACTTGATGCAGGGTATATCAGATCATTGTTGATGGCAAATATAGTACTTGCGTCTGCAATTGGTTGCGTAATGAGAGTTGCGGGTATAGTAACAACTCTATCAACAGTTTGTAAGTCAACATCTGTACTTGTTTTTGCCCTTCGAACTAGATTAGTATCTGTGATAGAATTTAAGTTGCTTTGACCAGTTTTAAAAATGTAACAACCCTTTGTTCGCTCTTGTAAAACTCCACCGTTTGTTAGTGTAACTTTTGATGCTGTGGCGATATTAAATCCACCCAGTAAAGTTGGAGCATTTGGAAGAATGTGAGTTGGTACAGCAGTTGAACTTTTTACGATGTTAAAAACATATATTCTTCCGGGCTCAACACTAGCCACATTACAAGAACCAACTTTTTGAGTGCTAGAATATAGAGCCATCTTTGGATATATCACATTAGGCTCTAAATTAAAATCTATAACTGCTTGTCCTGCCGCCGAATTAAACGTAAAGTATTGACCATAATCAACACTAGTTCTTTGTGATAGTTTAGTTTTGGTAGTAGTAACAGGATCAATATTAAGTTTCTTCGTAGTCACATTAGTAACTTCTCTACCAAAGACATACGCTTTACCTGGTTGTACTTCTGCTTGAGCAGTAGTAATCTCTTGATCGACATCATTCGTACTTGTCACGGTGTTAAGTGAAGTCGCTAAACCATTGACAACATAGTTACCAGATTCTTCATATGTTCTTCTTGCAAGTTCGTCACCGATAACATTAAACTCAGTGAAGTTTCTTAGTCGAGTTGCATTACCATCAACATATCTAATTAAAGCAAAAAACTCTGCTGGCTCTGATGCAGTTGCCACTGAAGTTAAAACGGGTACGAGTTGTAATCTGTCTGCTCCAGGTGCGTTCTGGTTATTGAATCCAGTTGCATTATCTAAAAGACTACTATCAAGATTAGAGTCAATTATATTTTCATTAACAGCGAAACCAACAGATACGTTTTCTGGCGAATTAGTATATCGAGAAACAATAACTAGTTGTCTTTCAACAAATATGAAATGCCCTTTTTGATATATGACACCCTCTTCACAAGACACACCAAACGAATCACCTGCGTAGTCGTCACTAGAGTTGTCAGCAGTAAAAGTGACATTAACATTATCGACCTTTACTTGTTCGAATACACCGCTACCATTATCTGGTTTTAGTAAGTTTAATTTTTCACCTTTGATGAATTTCTTTTGACCGGTTTCTAAATTAGCATTTAAGTAATTAATAAAAAATGTTTTTAGATTAGGTGCTTGAGTTTCGAAACCACCCAAACCCTTTACAATTTCTGCTCGTATGTTACTTGATTGACCTTCAAGAATAAATCGACTAGTCGATCCAAAGTTTGCGTCATTAGTATCAGTGATCTCAAACTCATCATATATTGATGGGTCAGTAAATCCAACCTGATCTTGAAGTTTGATATATTTTAAATCACTTCTAGAAGTCAAGTTGATACCACTAATGATAGTACCTTCTTTATATACATTTGACCCAAACCTTTCTACTTGCTTTTGTAGAATAGTTTGTAGCTGAGTTAATTCTCTCGCTTGAACAGCCCTAGATGGTTTAAACAAAACACGGTTAAACTGTTTTGTTTCGTCAAAATCATCGTAGTACGGATCTACATTTAAGTCTTTGTTGATACTCATGTTTTATTCTCTTTTCCTTTAAAAGTCAAACGTGAACTTTATCGTTTCATTCTTGTCTGGTGATCTTGGTATTGGAGAAAAATCTATAAAGTGTAGAAGTTCCCCACTGTATGGGTCTAAAGACCCATGCACAACTGTGTCTGCTATCATATTATTTATAAACGTAATAGATGTAGGTAATGTTTTAACGTAGAATTTACCCGGCATAAATCTATTACTATGTCCACCATCATAGTCTACTACAAAAATGCTAGTGACATTATTCTCATATTTCACTTCGTGTATTCTACCACGAATTATTTCTAGACGATAGTCATATCCTGCTTCTGTTGTATCAACCGCATCTCTAGCAAAAGACAGCTTTGCGTATAGAGTAGAGTCTATTTCAGCAGTTCTTTGAGAAACAAAAATGCTACCAACACTTTCTGATGTTGCTCCTATCAACGACCATACATTAGTCTCAACATTTCCTTTATCGACAATAGTATATGTTACTCCGTCAACAGCATCTTGTATATCAATTGTCTCGACATACTGTTCAATATAATTGTTTTCCTGTCCACCATTTGCTAATGCACTACCACTAATGAGAGCCCCACCAACATCATTTATCTGTAAGATGGTTCTATTATCAAACTCATGCGACTCGTTTTCAGATGGAACAAATGGATCGCCTGTCGATGAGTCAGTGAAAGTAGGGTTCTTTAAAAGACCAACCATAGAGTATGTATTACCATTTGGTATTGCAGGTCTTTCTCCATTGAAAACAGAAACCAAAGTAATTTTACTTGTAGCCATTTCGTTAATCGGGTCTGAACCATGACCACCCTTCGGAGAAACGATTGCACGAAGAACAGTTGGATTATCCAGTACTGATGTGCTACCCTTTAGATTCGGTGGATAGATAATATTTGCTTCTGCGTATTTGTATTCTGTTCCTCTAGTTTCAAACCCAATAGCTACAAGAGTTCCAAATCTATCCAGTTTACCATATGCTTTACATCTAGTACCAGTTAATGTGCTAGGAGTAACATCGACTTTCACAACTAATTGATAAATCTCTTGAGCGTTAAACGTGTCTTCAGTTTCAATATCCAATACAATAGAGTTAGCCGCAAGAAGAGTTCTAGAGGCTTTAACTTCATATAACTTACCATCGTTGATACCACTCTTTGCTCTTAGATACATATTTTTATAAGCGTCATTAGATATGTAAAGTGATCTACCAGAAACAACACTGGTGCTGACCACAACTTGCTTAGTTTTTCCTGTTACCAATGACGCATCTGGATTTTCAATCTTAACATCAGACGCATCATGTATTGATGTTGCAGGACCGAATAGATACTGATTGAACTGACTGGGCCGAGTGCTTTCTATTACAATTCTAGAAACAGATTCTTCTGCATTAGAAACAACATTGAAATCACCATAGCCACCAGAACCTTTAGTAAATTCCGAAACAGGTAGACTCCCTGATGTTCTATAATCAATGGCATCTTGTGCTGTAACAGTAAACATAACGTGCCAGACATATCCATCAGAACCAGTAAAGAAGCCATAGCTTTCTGGATCAATTTCTGCGGCAATATCTCTTGATACTGCTCCATTATTATTGTCGATACATTTTAGAATGATATAATCATTTCCGTCAGCTACCTGTACACTGACAATCATGTTAAGTTTTTCGACATCTTTTGTATCATCGTAAGCATCATAGACTCTTCCCTCTTCCCACGGGTTGTCTAAGAACATATATTTCGCTTCATTGGTCGATCCAGTACCACCGACTCCTCTTGTGGCAACATCTATTCGTTTACCAAATACTATTTTTCTCTGAAAGTCTCTTTTTGAGACCTGAGTATTTGTGATTGGATCAACACCTAAATTTTCAGTTTTAGTAATACTTCGAGACGCCACGGCGTAGTAGTCATCAGTCTCTAAACTGTCAACTAAGTTTTTGGTTACGCCTACTCTAAAGTTTTCTGTTATAATTTTCGTCATTTCTTTTTCGATCCTCTATAGAGATCGTCTCTCCTTTGTAGTTGGTCCTATCACATATGGATACTCTGGTTCGTCAAGTTCATCTAGTGTTATGAAGTATGCATAAGTTCCTTTTTTATAGTCTGGAGTTATGCAAAATCTACCATTATGTTCGTCTAAAAAGGCGCCTGAATTATTAGCGTGTTTACTAGCATTATACGAGTAATCTTCTATGAAGTTACCCATTGAGTAAGTATTTCCTAATGATTTTCTATTTTCAGTTTCATCATTAATATTTCTTTTAACATAACTGCTTCTCATCTTAACTACAGCACTAGCACTATTGAATGGGCTTGCATATCCATAGGGTCCGTAAATTGGAAATCCATCAAAAGCAAAACCTAATATTTTTGAGTGCCCAGAAGTAAAATTTTTATTATCAAAAATGCCACCGGCGTGTCTCAAAAAGTCACCAAAAAATGGTTCATTGAATGGCTTTTCTAAATTGAAATATGCACTACTTTGCTTTAGTTTGCTTACATTATTCCATCCATTTAAGTAGAATGCTCCACTTCTATATCTATACTCTCCATTTGCTTCTGGTCTTCCACCACAAGCATCAGTTGGATACTGGCTAACTAATAACTCTGGAACATTGAATGTTCTTAAACCAGAACTTGTTCCATTATTATCTTGTTGTACCCCAGGTGGAAAGAGAGCAACACCATTTGCCATGACACCTATTGCGTTTAATTCGAACAACCCCTCATCGTTTATATAAACATCGTGTGGACTAGAATCAACAAGGTCTGCTCCAATATATCCAGTATTATCAGCATTATTCTGTAGTATTCCACCTTGACCGCCACGATAATCTATCGAATAAGTTTTATCCTGATCAGCAATAACTGCCCCACCAGAAAAAAGTCTAGATCCTATATTTTTAGGTAAACCAGACCCATCAAGATTAGAACCGCCAGCTAAAGCAGGAAATGGATCACCGTCTGTAGTAACTTTTAATACTGTCATTTATTTACCTATATTATTCTGCTACCGAACCTTCTCGGCTCACTTGAGTAGCTTGTAACTGCTCGTCAGCTTCTGTAACTAAGTTATCTCCACTTGCCTGTACAGGGGTTCTGGTGACAACCTCGAATGTTAATCCGGCTAGTGTACCAGAAGTTGTAAACACAATTTCATCCGATTCTGTTACCAATGTCAAGCTAGTTGGTGAAACCTGTGATAACTTATAAATCTTAGGTAGCGGAGCCAATGAATCATCAGTTGCAAACTCTTCTAATGGTAAGTTACCAACTCCAGTATTATTACCACTAACTCTAATTAAAGTCCCTATTGTGAGACTACCAAAACCAGACCCAGAGAGTATACCAATACTATTAATAGTCGTAACTGTACCGGGCATAGCACTGTAAGTTTCTGAATATGTACCACTACCACCTTCTGTTACCAAGTCAATTCTATCAACATCAAAGAATACTATCTCTGAACTTAAATTAGTTTCAACTCTATTTACACTATTTATCAAAGGCGTACTAAACAGTTTTGTACCGGAAATACCAACAACATCGTCTACAAAACTTTTGTATATTTCTGGGCCGGTTGTCGCCTTAATATCATATGAATATTCTTGATAGTAATCGTTGTCATGTATTATGGCTGACGAATCGTTCAAGAATGATGATTTAGTTTTCCATCTACCCAAAGTGTTTCCCTGTCCAAATGACTCAATACTTGCTGTGGCAACTTCTTGATCAAAGTTGGGGCTTTCTGTATTTTTATTTACGATATCAACAGTCGCACCTGTTACATACTTATACCCTGTGTGAGTTATAGCGACCTCTTCGATCTGACCAGAAGCATACGAGGCATTACCTCTAACTATAGCATTTGCTCCCATTGGTTGAGATTCTTGATCTTGTTTCAAACTTGTTATTGTCCTATCAATAGATCGAATCGTAATAGTTTCATTATCATCAAATGTGTAAAAACTCATTGGTCTAAAGTAAAAGTCTTTGCCGTCTTGTTTTAAGAATTTTGCTCTAACTGTATACTCTCTTGGAGCAACAGAGAATGTGGTTACGCTATTGCCATACGGAGTATCTACTCCCAGTGAATCAATCGAAGTACCGATAGTAGCTAAACTTGCCGCAGAAATGTTATTGACTTCATCTATTTGTTCAGTTGGTAAAATAATTTCTTGCGTTATGATCTCATCTTTTTCTAATTTGAACCCAGAGTTATCAAAGTTCAATATAATATCTTTTTTATTCAAAGACTCTATCAATTTATTTACAACTCTAACACCAACATCATTTTGATAATTTATACCCGGGTTATTCTCAACGAGAGTCTCTAAACTTCCTATTCTGAACGTAACTGAGCCAAAAGCATTTCCCAATAAAGTGTTGATATTTTCTACGTCGGCAACACCCAACATATCATAGTTACCATCAGCATATGGACTATTGACATCAAAAAGGCCTGCGCTTTGTGGATCGAGAATCTCTCTATAATAGTCACCAATCTTATCTCTTGATAATGTAACAATCTCTGCATCGTCAATAGAATCTAATTCAAACGAAGAAGATTCATTTAAAGAACTTATAGAAGAACATTTTACTACATTAGTGTGACTACCATTCACAAAAGCATCGAATACGCCATTAGCAAGAACAGATTCTGGTGGAGTTCTGACTTCATTACCTTGATCTAATATTGGATTAACAAATACTCCACCAGTTGTCCAAACAGAAGTGCTAACCGATGCGTCATTATTATTAGTATCGGTTAATGTACCACTAACATTATTATAGTCAACACACACTCCAGTTTTACCCACAAGCGAGTATCCATCAGGTAAGGCTGTAGCAGTAAATGTAGTAACGTAATAAGTATGTACTGCCGCTATATCAAAAACAGCACCGTTTGTTCCTGGCGCAGATGGAATTGTAGCTGGCATAGTAATAGTATCACCCACTTGAGAGTCTGCTGATCCGCCCAACAAACTCCAATCAGTATTACCCAGTGTATGTATCATATAACTACGACCAGGTTTCAACTCTGCATACTCACTCGAAATACTATGTATACCTAACCCACCATCAGTGAACGCACTAATATCAAATCCTAAATTAATCCAATCTGTATAAGTTGTGTTTCCAAAGTCTACTATACCATATAGTCTGCCAGGTACAAGGTCTTGCACGTTGGTAAAATAGCTATCGTATGCGCCGGGAGTCGATGCAGTTTCAAATGCAGTACCAACTGTCAACTTAGGAAGAATACCTTGTTGCACCAAGTAATGTAAGAGTAAAGCATATACTTGTTTTGCAGGAGTAAAGATAGCATCATGGTTTTCAATAGAAGCAGTATTGTCATTAATCTGATCTAACAATTGACTGTTAAACAAAAAGTCTTCACCCGCATATCCTGCTCTAGCACCAATTTTAACCCAGTCATCTGTACCTAATGTGGTGCCTGGATATATGACAGTATAGTATTGACCATTTTTTAGTTGATTCAGTGTTAAGTTAGGAAGGCCTGTAGCTTGTGTTGCCGGTATAAATGGAGAAATGGTTGGAGTTCTGTCTATAAGATCAGTCTCTTCTGAACCAGAGCCTTGCGCCCCGGAGTCTTCAAGTGGGTTTTGTTCAGTTCCTATCCAATCATCATTATCACCTGCTCCATCATAGAAACCATTATTAAGACCAAGCATATACGACTTTAATATTTTGATGTCAGCATTTTGAACTCTCATTGACTTTCGAGTCAAATCGCCAAGATGATCACTATCCAATGTACCAGTAACTTCTGAGCCGGCTTGTGCAAATTCAGCAGTGATAGTATTGTTAACTGTATCTAGTGCTGTAATCTTTGCTCTATTACCAGTTGTACCACCTACTAATATCTCACCCAAAGCGAATGCGTTTGCTCCATTTTCTGGAACAGAGTATACACCATTGCTAACACCAGTAACAACAACAGTATCGTTATCAGCTTCTGATGTGAGAGTTTCGCCTGTTTCAAATACTTTTACTGTAAGTCTTTTGTTGGGGACGTCAATAGCTACTATATTTGCTCTACCAGAAAAGGCACCGCTAGATACAACCGTTTCGCCAATCTCAAAATATTCAACTACATTATCATCTGTTAATGTTAAGACATGATGGTTTGTGCCTGTACCACTTGATACACTACTTGATAATGAGTTCTGACCAGTAAAGTTACCCAGAATACCACCATTCTCTGACGACTCAGTAATAACTTTCATCAATTCAACATCATCGACATCATAGATCGGGTTAGTAATACTACCCTTTCTTTCTGTTTTATATGCATTGTAGAAAGAGTCATATAATTTGTTTCTGTATGCGGTGCCCTGTACATATGTGTCAGATAAAAACTCAAATAACTCAGACTTATTTTTCTCAGTATTTAAGAATACAAGAGGGTGTTGATATGATGTAACAATGCCCGCACCAGTTAATCCATATCTTACTTTCTTACGACCATCACCATTGTCTTCTTCTATGCCTGCGTAATCAAGGGTAGAGCCTGGAAAAATAAACGAGTCTCCTGGGTTGATGTCTTGAACTTCAGTTCCCTCAAGAATAACTACTTGATTACTAATTTTTATAGTCTGCTCATCAGCAAATTGTGCTTGCGATCCACCAACTCTAATTGACGATGGATCAATATATCCAAATCCACCATCTTCAATAGTGTACTCTATAGTACCAATTTGTTCTGTAGATACTCTAGTTACAACACCCTTAGCACCAACTCCATTCTCTCTTGATTTTATTTGTACTGGGTCTCCTACAGCCTGACCCGGCACTCTTAATCTTGCATCTATCGAAATATTCGTTAAAGAGCCAGCAATTACTTTACCAACATTCTTTAGAAACTCATTACCATTCTCATCAGCACCACGAACTTCTAATGAATCTTCAGCAGTAAATGTTCCTCTCTGTTGTGAAAGATACATGATGGGGGTGAGTGATCCGCCAAAGTTTACAAATACAATACCATCAACAAATGCTTGGGCTTTTGAAAGATCACCAATAATTGTATTACCACGTTGTATTGGATATTCTAATACGTCATATACACTCATCATCTCAATAAAAGATTCGCCACCCCATACAGAGTCAGATGATTTTAAGATGTGACCACCAGGGTAAAAGATTTCAATATCTTCATCAAAGAATGTCTTGAACAATAATTCAAGAGACTCTTTAGTACCCTTTCTTGTGTATAGATTAGTAATATGTTTTAGAACAAAACGAATGTCCATAGCGGGTTGAGTTGCAAGTGGTAGACCCGCCATGTGTTTATTTCTATAATGAATAAGGAAAGCAGATAACGTACTATCAATGTCTCTTATTTTTGGAAGATCACGATCTAGCTTACTATCAAGATGCTCATAGTATGCCTCGATGAATCCAACAAGGAAGTCGCTATTGTCTTGATAGACAGCCGGAAACTGACTTGCAACATCAGTGTGAATACTGTCCCTTATTTCAATTGCCATATATTATGATTCCAATGGTGTTACGGTTACAGTGACATCTTCACCACGAACTACTATCACTCTATCTTTAGGTGGAACAATATCTTTGGTTTGTGTATTGGCAGTAAACTTAATTTCACTGTTTACAAAAGACTCGACATTCAAGTCACTAAACTTAACAGAGCCTGTTGCATAATCAACAGTACCAACAGACGGCTTAAATACTGACTCTTCATCACCACCAAATGTCACTAGCATCAGATTGCCATTACCATCGTCTTGTACTGTTACAAGTTGACTACTTACAGTAAATGCTGTTGACGATATTGCGGGCTTATAAGTTTCAAACCCTCTTGTCGCATCAAATCCATAAGGCTGAACTAATTGTGTTTCAAATGAGAACGCAGGTGATCTTGATACGCCTAAGTCTGGAACATACTCAATGATTGGTTTAGCAAGAATATCAGTAGATATAATAGATACATCAGTAGCATCAAGAGTTGCCGCAAGTCGTGATTGTCTAAACGTCTTATTAAAGTCATTTAGATTCTTATCTTGATAGTCAATCACAGCCGCATTAATTTCTGTTTGAATCTGTGAAGCAGACTTACTTGTCATATTAGGATCGTAAGTCACATTAATATTTGTATTCACAAACATGAACTTCGCAGGCACAAAGATAGGCTCAATTGTTAATGGAGTCTTATCAGATAGATAGCGTTGAAAGTTTGCAATCTCATAGTCAGCAACACCTTCACCACCAATTACATCTACAGAGATAATGACCTTACCAAACTGTGGGGGTGTTACCTCGTCTCCACCATATACACTAATTGCTTGAATGTTAGGAAAACGAGAACGCAATAGAGTCTCATAGTCTCTTCTTGTAATTGCTCTCTCTTGTATCTGAGCCGCCTTTGGCGCAAAAGTACGAATTGATTCAATGTCTTCCGCTTCTCTTCCGCCCGAAGACTGTGCAGTTACTACCACGCTGATTGAACTTGCGCCAGCAAAAGCGCCCAAAGTCAAAGAAGTCACACCATTAGCGGAAGCGCCAGACGCTACTCTATAGGTCGCTACAATAGTATCAGTGATTGTTGGTTGAGTCCCAAAACGATCTTCACCAAACTGTATAGAATACTTACCATCGTTCTCGGGCTGTAAATAGAATACTTTATCTCTTTCACCAGTACCATAGATATCGCTTCTATATGTGAATGACTCACCATTTACAACCACTCGTAGGCTTCGTGTGTCTATTCCTGCATTTGATAGTAGTGTATCAGAGATAGTAAGAGTCTCATTTATAATACGCCCTTCATATATGTCTACATCATTGACAGTAAAGAGAGAATCATTAGTACTTGATCTTACAGCACTATATGCCTGATCTGTAAGGAAGTTATATGTCTTATTACCACATCGACCAATAAATGCTGTGCCTTCTGGAATAGAGAAATAGTTGCTATCACTATTAGGATATGTTACACTTACGTTTACCTTTGCGGCTGAACTACGTCTACTAGTAGGAAGATAGTTTAACTCTTTGGCATGAGAGATAACACTATTACGCTGTGTAGCACTATCCAGAAACATCTCAGATATCGCCATATTATAGTAATATGTGTTATAGAATGTATTATATGATAGTACATCTAGTAGTACATTCATGTTAGAGCCTTCGTAATCGAAGTCTTTGAATCTGTCTTGATTCTTTAGAAACGTCTTGAGTTCTTCTTTGGTAGCAAAGAAATCAGGCGTTGTTACTGGTGATATATCTGTCATTTATCTTACCCTACTAAGATCGATTGTGAGTGATAGATTTCTGTTAGTATTTATTACACTGAATATAATCTTTACAAACACTTCATGTCGATCTATATTAGCGTTTACTATAATGTCTTTTACAATACATCGAGGCTCGTATTGTCTTATTGTAGACTTGATGTTTTCTTTTAATATAAGAATGGTATTCTGATCTATATTCTCGAAGAGACTACCTCTTATATCACAACCAATGTCGGGCTGAAAGAGTCTTTCTCCACGATCAGTTAATACTAAATTGCGTATACTATCTCGTACTGCTTGCTCATTTACTCTACGAGCAATGTCTTCACGCCCAGGAATACGCTCTAGATTCGATTCAAAGTCTGAAAAGAAATCTTTATTTCGTGTTATTGGTGTTAGTGCCATGTCGTCTTCCTATAGTCGTATTATATATTTATGCGTTACTACGAGCGTTTTTTCCTAAAGCCATCTATTTCATGCTTATCTAATATGGCTTGTATGTCTTCATAATCTTGTCCACGATCTTCAAAGCCCTTCTGAAATCCTCTACGGGCACCTAGATCAAGATGTATAAACTGTGGATTTACACCAATACCAGTAAAGCCTACTTGACTAGCCGCTACAATAAGGTCTTGTCGATTAAACTCATCTGCTGAAATATCTACTGCCCATCCAGTATTATGCATAGTCACATTCATTGCGCCTTTAGTATCACCAATAGTTTCCATGATAAGGCGAGGAGAAGTGCCTGCTACGATATCAAAGTCCTCGTCTGCTTGCTCTGACATACGAATAACTCTGGCTAATACAAGTGGATTAGTATCTCGTATTTCATCTACTTCTTTGCCACCAAACATTGCGATTCTATCAGAATAACCAATACGCTCAGTAAGTCGAGTAGTGCCAACAAAACCATTTGAAAGGGCATCCATTATAATCTGTTGTTCTTCAGGTGTTTCTTTTCGCTCAGTTATTATATCTGCTTCTCGTTCAACAGGCTTAATCTCTTTTTGCTTCTTCTGCTCTTTTACTATCTCTTTAGATTTCTCTATAACCTTTTCTTTCTTCTCTACTTTTACTTTCTCTTCTACTCGTATAGCACCGGCTTTAACTGCTTTCTGTGTAGTCTGTGCCTCTTGTGATTTAAGTACTGTGACTTCAGCGGCAATACTATTTGCTGTACGATTTAGCTTCTGAGCAGGTGCCATAAGTTGACCTTGAAGGTCTTGTGCTTTCTGGCACATTTTAAACATAAGATTAGAGACTGCTTCTGGAGTAAGTCTTTCAAATGAACTTGCTAGATTTGCTACAACTCCTTCAATGTCTTTAACGATATTACCAGTATTTGCTTCACTCATAGCTTCAGTTATATTAGATACTTCCTTTGATATCTTTTTCATTACAGTACTAGCGGCATCACCAAGTCCTTTTATCGCAAGTAATGTACCCCCAACAGCGGCTAAAGCAATGTTCTTAGCGGCTTCAAGTGCTTTCTTTACTACATTCTCTATAACACCAACAAGTGTTTCAAGTGTGGCACGTTGCTTCATTTGCTCTAATAGCTTCTTAGGGTCTTTCTCTAGTATATTAGTTACGTCTTGAACAAGTACTTTAGTATTATCAATAACAGCAAATGCCTTTGTTATCTTACTACTGACATCGTTAAATGCAGAGCATAAGGCATCTGTTAGCTTTGATCCAATGTTATTAGCGAAGTTAAAGTCTAGATTTTTCAATAACTTAGCAAGCAGATCAGGCAGTATTTCAAGTTTAAATGGTATTCTTCCAGAGAGTAAACCCGTTAGATTAGACGCTCTTTGTATCTCAGCAAGCAAATCAGTGGGTGGTTTTGTACTAATTTTACTACCACCAACAGGCGTACTTGCTCCAGAACCAGTGTCAAATGTCGAAACAGTCGAAGATGGTGTGCTAATTGGCTGTCCAGTTATGTCAGAAATAACGCCTAAGTCAGCATTTGTTGCGGCTCCATTAGGTAAATTAGCGTTAAATTTGACTAGTTCATCCTTGAGTTCAGTCATATTTACGCCATTCGAAACAGCAAATTCAGCTAAATCAGTGTATGTAATACCATCATCACTATCAAATTTTGCCTGTAGTGAGTCAAGTTCACTTAAATCCATGTTAGATAATATGTTGTTTAGGGCGTTAGTAGACACCACTACAGTGTTACGATCAAGCACATCAAGGCTATTTTGATTTGCTAGAATGTCTAAATCAATGATAGCCTCTTGTAAAGCGGCTGCCGATTCAGTTAATATTTCACTTGCACCCTTGCTTGCTAATGGTGTTGTGTTGTCACATATCTGACTCATTACTCATCTCCAGTTGGCATTACGCCTGTAATATTTGGTCTAAGTCGTCTCACTACTGGTAAAACTTTTGCTTTACTTGCCGGCAATACGCCTGGTGAGACAACACTTACCACTTCTGTCTCACTTACATACGAACTCTTGTTTGGTTTTTGCGTACTTCTAGCACCATCTGTAGTGCCAAATGTGCTATTAGAAGTGCTTGTTCCATCACCATTTGCCATTTTAACGAAGTCATCTATACCAACTGTACCACCACCAGTACTGGCAATACCAATATCACCGGCTGATTTGATACCAATGACACCCCCATTGAGGCTTAATGCAGTCGTTCCATCTGCTGATAAGTGCTTGGCATCAAGATGAAGTGTTGATAATGTATTGATTTCAATACCATGATGACCCGCATCTGCATAAGGAACTGCCTGTTCCGACACTGCCGGCGTGCCGTTACTACTAATCTTAGTGTATGTTTCAGTGAATATGTTCGCCTTATACGAGTCTAAGTGCATATCTCCATGTAGTGATTGTACATAGAAACCACCTTTTGTATCTTCAGTACCGGCTTTTATCTTGATATTTCCTACTGCACCCACGTTAATATCGTCTCCTGAGGCAAGTACAGAGATGCCATTTGCACTGACGTTCGTTTTTACCCCAGCATGAAGATTCATATTTGCCCGTGCTGTGACGTTAAAGTTCTCACATTCGATGTCAAGATCACCATTAATATAGACCTTACCAGAGCCTGTTTCTACTTTCAGTGACCAATCTTCTTGTACATTTGTGTGTGAAGAACCTGTAACATAGGTTGACAAGACCCCATCAGTTGTGTTATACTGATCACCAAAGGACTTAACAAATATAGTGCCGTTCGGATCAATCTGAAACACGGAGCCCGAACTGTGGGACATCAAAATGTAATCACTGGCTTCGCCTTCAGAGTTATCTCCCATCACAATAAAGTTATCGCCACTCTTAGAAGCAAAGACTCTATTATCAAAGTTATTCTCAGGCATAGCAATAGGTGGCTCATCAAACGTATCATCACTAAGTGCTTGTTTTATAAAAGATTCTTGAGACGCTCTCTGTATGAGTGTCTGCCCCTTGAGAATGTCTTCACCCCCAATATAACGATGAAGTTCTGGCTTACCATAGTTGTGTATTGCTTCTGGTGGTAGATAACCATCTTCACCTGCTTCACCAGACTGCCCTGGTACGTTAAGATGCTGACCTGGTAATCTTCCCATAATCATAGGCTGTTGTGCTTCTGCTCCATCAATAAAGAAACCAAATACCCAATCACCTACGCTGGGAATAACTGGCGCAACACCATAAGAACCATCTAGTACAGTTGCCCAAGGCAAATCTTGTGTTGGAACACTATCTTCAATATCTTCACTAATACGAGGCGGATGTATACCAAAGGCACGAACACGAACTCGCCCGGCATTTGTCTTATCATAGATGTCTTCTACAACACCTACGAAATGCATCATATTATTAAATCCACCGCTCATCACTTATCCTCTAGTACACAATAGATACTATAACCTATTGATATTATTAAACATAATCCAAGAAAGTCGTTCCAAATCAAATCCATTACGTTAGTCCGCCCTTGGTAATCACAATCTGTTGCTTAAAGCTGTCTTCATGAAAGCCATTCACCATCTCGGTAACAATGTATTTACCTGTTCTCTCATGATCAATCTCTCTCGTGCCTGTAACAGTATTGCTAATCTTATATAGTTCAAGGTTTATGACTCGCCCAGGATACAACTTAATACGCCCATTAATCTCTAGAGCCATAGAGTTAACACCAAAGTGATAGTCAACAATAGGCTTAGCCGTATAGTTCTCATAGAAGTGTTGATAAGGCTTTCGCATATTCTGTTGCCCCGTAGACTGCCCAATCTGTGGAAAGTCTGTAATCAAATAAGACTCAGGCTGTGTAGAGGCAGCCATGTATGTGTCAAGAAAGGTCTGTGTATGCGTTAGCTTGACCTTCGTAGGCATCTCCTTGTCCTGATACTCTGTTGAGTAATCATAGTCTCGTTGGATTCGGGTCCTCGTTGTCGGATCGAGTTCCGTTATGGTCCTGCGATACATTCCCTCTTTCATATCACGAAACGTGTCGACCTTTGTGCCGTAACTGAAGTCGTTTACAGACTGTTGGGCAATCTTCTGACCCATTCCTGTGTTGTCTTCCAACGTGTTGTAGATAAAATAAAGCGGGTTTTTATCATCCTCTTCTAGGCTCTCAATATCGCCGTATTTTTCGACCAGGTACTCAGGTGTACAAAAATAATACTTCTCTCTTGTCTCAAAGAATCTATATAAAGATGTTTTATTCTTACTAGAGTAGGCTCTTCTAGATAAAAATTGCATTGCGGCATCGCCTCGTAGGTTTGGTATCACGAGAGATTGTTCTCCATCTGTTTCTTCTATGTCAATCTCTTTATCATAGTCTTCATTGCCTGTTAACATGAAGGTATCATAGATATCTCTTGCAATATCTGATATCTTTGTGTTATTATAGGACTTTCTTATTGATCTTTGATCGCCTTGTAGCTTTGATACTGAGCAGAATCTTACTGTGTACTTCATCATTCTATCGTTTGTAGATGATGCGGGACCGATATCTTCGATGGCATATAGAAAAAATTTGTGCGTGGCGCTTTCACCATAGAAATCTGTATAGGTTAGTTCTATTTCTTCTTCCCCAATCAACGGAACATTTTCTAATAGATTATCAGATTCATTAATAACAGCAAAGCCCGAGATAAATGGGCTTGACATTGATTCGTTCAAACCCCATGTTGAGATTGTCTTCGTGAGTTCAACATATTCTGGAAAGGAATTATTCTCGCTATCCGAATTAATGTTCTCGTCTAATAGAGGCTTTACCTTAAATGATTTAAGAGTATAGAAGCCTGCTTGAGTTGCTTTATCCATCGGTTAATATCGTCTCAAGTTGATCTTTTAATGTGGAAACATACCCTTTATTCACTAATTGTATCTCTCGTTTTGCTTCGTTCTTATTTAATTCATAGTCATATGCACGAACGGCAAAGAATTCACGAGCAGGATTACTTAATGATGAGCCTCGAACTGAAATTGTTTCAGCGTCTTCAACGATTGATCCATCAACTGCGGCAGTAAATGTAAGTCCATTTGATGCTACAAATGTACTCGTAAAGGTTAATCCAGTTAATGTTTCAAGATTTGCGGTAGAAATTGTTGTACCAAGTTCAAGAATGGTATATTCTTTTCCGGCTTCAATCTTATCTCCAGTCGTTGTGGTACTATTACCAAGAGCAATAAATGATGCACGATTTAATGTTATTTCGTCATCGACTGCGCTTTTATAATGAATAATATTTGCTGAGATTGTAGCATTCTTTGCCCAATCAAGTACTGCTGTGCCTGATGTACCAGACCTTACGGCATACTTATTAATAATACTTGACTCTACTTGATCATTTGTCAAGGGCCATTCACTATAAACATCAACAATATCATTTGACATAAGCACTAACCAAGCAAGAGATGGGTCATCGTAATAATTATATGCGATATCTTCTGCTCTTTCGCCGTCTTGTATCGTGTATGACATATAATCAAGGGCAGAATCAGATATTACTTTGTTTAATTTAGCTTTGCGTGTGATATCAGCAACAGATTTATTATCATAAATTGTTTGTGGAAAATATTTAAAATAACTCATATTACTTGACTCCCTACTGAACCACGCCTACCACGCCTTAATCGTACATTCTGACCAGGTATTTCACCAGAATCTATTACTGCGTCTGTGATACCATTCTCATTTAATTCGCTGGCTAATATTGTGGTTGTGGTTGTCGTTCCATCTTGCAATTCTTGCGTGATTTCCACTTCATCTTGCGCTACACTATCATGGAAATCTTCTTGTGCGTTGTATGTTTCGTCTACATTTACTGGTGAAGTAGTGTCTCTATCTTCACTATCACCTGTTAATTGTTCGGGTACTTCGTCTTGAATTAATTCTGCTTCTACATGGTCATCAGCAGTATGAATATAGGCTTCATTTAATGTCATTGTAAGACGAACAGCATTTGGCTTACCACCTTTATTGACTGCTAATCCATTAGGAGTGTAGTCAACATTAAATTGTGAGATCATTGATGTCTTAAATTTAAAATAATAATTCTGATCTAGACCCTGAAGATAAATATTTACCATCGCAGGATACTTTAATAGACCCTTATCGATTGCTGTCAAACCAAATTCGCTGTTCTCTCCCAATGGATTTTGCGTTGTGGGTAGTACCATGCGTTGTATTGTTTGAATAATTTCTTTTAATTGGTCTTGTTCTTGCTCTGTCTCTGGTGATAATAACCACTCAAGTGAATGCACTTTAAGATCAATGCCTTTAAATACAAGTGTCGCAAATGGATTTACTGCTGTACCACGACCAACACCAATACCATTAGCAATATCTGCTGAGATTTTAGATAGACCTGCTGTTGTTAAAAAGCCTGCGGCATCTGTTGTCTTACCAAGACCTTCTTGAAACTTAGTAAAATCTCCTAATACTGCGCTCTTAGCGGCATCATAGGCACCTTCACCAACCTGCGCTGTTGCGCCTGCTAAATTTTTAAGTGCAGTTCCCACACCACCTTCACCACCACCGGCTGAGCCAGCAATCTGTGAGGCAATTGATCCAGTCAATCCGAGTTCATCACCACCAACATTAATCTTAAATGAGTCTTGAATTTGTTTTGGAAGTGGTAATAATACTTCTGCTAGTTTCTGTTCTTTTGATCCCTTTGCGCCCCCATAGGTATATTGAAAGAATCGCATAAGAGTAGCGTGTGCGCCAAGATTTGCGGGGAATGAAAGTATTTCACTCGACGGGCTTCTCTCATTTTTTCTTTGTGCTATGTGTTGTGCGGGACTCACTTTTAGCAGTGCATCTGTTGTAGCCATTTTTCTACCTTTATATAAATAAAATAAGTTAGTCTATGACAATTATTTATATGAGTTCTATAAGATGGCAAAATATAATCAGGGTAGGTTTAGACCAAGAAACCCGACAAAGTATAAAGGCGACCCAACTAATATAGTATATCGTAGTGGTTGGGAATTAAAATTGATGAATTATTTAGATAAGCATCCACACGTTACGTTGTGGAATAGCGAAGAAATAGTCGTGCCATATCGTTCACCAATTGATGGTAAGATGCATAGGTATTTTCCAGACTTTTATGTTGAGAAAGTATTTAAGGGTAAAAGAGAGAAGATATTAATCGAAGTCAAGCCGTATGCACAGACGAAACCACCTACTGTACAGAATACTAAGAAGAATAAACCTACCAAGCGTTACTTAAATGAAGTCAAGACTTGGGGTACTAACTCAGCTAAGTGGAATGCGGCGGCTGAGTACTGTAAAGATAGAGGTTGGAAGTTTTCTATTATAACAGAGAATGAATTAGGAATCAAGTGATAGTGTATAAATAGATAACAAACACAAGGAAATTTAACAATGTATGATTATAAATGTAATGTAGTTAAGATAGTAGATGGTGATACTGTAGATGTGGACATCGATCTAGGTTTTGGTATCTGGATGAGAAACGAAAGAGTTCGTATCATGGGCATCGACACACCTGAATCAAGAACAAGAGATTTAGTAGAGAAGAAGTTTGGTCTAGCCGCAA